GGATGGTTTACACGCTAGACGGTGCATCAGCATTTGTGACAGATAATCCAAATGATTTTACAGAATTGCACAGTTGTTTTGCACTCTACACCGCACCACCACGCAAAGAATGGGTCGGGCTGACGGAGGATGAGATGTCCGAAATCTATAACAAGAACTATGACCTATACGACACTGATATGACATACATGGACTTTTTTATTGTGCAGCGAGATGTCGAAGCCAAACTCAAGGGGAAGAACGGTGGATGATGACGACTTAATTAGACGTGCAAAGATAGCATGGCACAACAACGACACTCAACATATTGCGCTACCCATATACTCGACAAGCGGCACACATCTACTGGACATTGCTTTCTACAAAGAGGGGCATGAGTGGGTCGGCAGAATCAGCCACGAAGATATGGTTGAGCTAGTACGGGTTGCTGAAGTTTTAAGAAAGGAGAAGAACGGTGGGAGCTAAAACAAAACCCCCGCTGTATCGACAGACCATACCGCCCGAAGATCAGGGCAAGGTTATCACTAGCAGGTACTACAGCGTTAAGCCTGAGACGCATCACTTGGGCATGGCACTTAGCCCGTACTACTACGAGTGCAACCTACGCATCGACTGGGGTATGGACGGTGGCATATACAAAGTTGAATTTCAAAACGTGGAGAAGAACGGTGGATCCATTTGATAAGAAGAAAGCCGCTGAGTTTTATATCGTGGCGTGGGTAAAGGACTGGAGGTTTCATACATATCTATCGGCTATCAATGCAAAAGACATTAGGTTTGAAGATGTGCATAAGCATTACCCTTGGATGCCAGACAAGACACACTTTTATTTTAAAGATCAACTAATACGCGCATGGACAGGGATGGCGATGAGGTCTATCAACAATAAGCTTTGGGATACGGACGACAACAAGAAACGCCTGTTGTTAGCCAAGCAGATTGAGAACTGGACATCAGACAAGGTAAGCCAATCAACATCAGAAAAGCAAGACGCCTATGAGCGTAAAAAAGCGTTGATGCAAAACAGACAAACTGGATTAGGTCACAAGGCGTCAGTAGAAACTATGCGTAGAGGCAGTGGAACACACTGGAATGTTGTTAAATAAGGATAAAACATGAGCGAAGATGAAGCATTTGAATTGTTAGAAGAAGATATCCGCCGCAGAGAATATCAAGACACACTTAAACGGGCGCAGACAGAGGCGCAGGAGTTTGTGCAGGATCATGCCGCAGAGCTAGGCATCATGACGCTACGCAAAGCTTTTGAGATAGGGTATAGGTTTGGATATTGTGACGGGAAAAGTAATGCCAAAAATTAATCTGAAAGCACCGGCATCAACCGAAGTGATAGGCATACTGAAGTCTTTAGAAAAGGCCACAGTAACTCAGGTTACTGAGAGATCACAATTTTCCAACTCAACAGTTAACTCTATTATTAAAAAGTTATTAGACAAAAGAAAAGTGCATGTCAGCGGCTGGCATCGAGAAAAGAATATTGGATGGCTCAGGTCTTTCTCATGGGGTGAAGGGCATGACCTTCCCAAGCCAAAGTATCTAGAGCCGGTCGATAAGACCGAACCCGTGCGGATCAAGGAAGTCTGGCCTCAGTGTGATGTTGCGGCTAACTGGATGAGGAATCCAATATGATCAATGTAACCATAATCTACTTAGAAGATACGGAGGATGGGAATGTTCAGGTTTCCGTGGAGGCTATCGGAGATCCTGACCAATCCCTTTCCTTATGCAACGAGGTGATGCGTGAGGTAATGAAAAAACCCAAGGCAAAACTACTTTACAACAGCATCTTTACCCGCCCGCATAAACGAGTCCAGTAAGCTTTGCCCTGCGGCAAGAGCGCCAATCCTTAACTCTGTATCGTTAAAGTCCTCCCCCTCTACATCAGAGAACCAAGCAGGACGATTAGCTTGCTTGGCTACCTTGATACCAGTAGCATCTCTATCCCCCACAACAAAACATTCAGGGAAATTCCTTGAGACTTCAGGGATATTCCCTGCCGAAAAGGTTACATGTATTCTGTACCTTACCCGCACGGTTTTAAGCGCCCTGCGCACCGATAACGCAGTCGCATAGCCCTCTGTAACGATGTCGATACCTTTGTTGTCAAAGGTCGCCACAGCCCCTTTGGTGATCTGCCCTGACAGAAACTTCTTATTGCCCGTCTCGTCAATCATCTGGCAACCAACCAAGTTCCCATTGATCCGCATGGGGATGATTAATAAGTTATTCCATACCCAACCTTTCTCCTCATCAAACCCTTTCTTGACTAAATACGGGTGGGTTTGCTTGGAACAGTTGTTAAGTATCCATGCAGCCTTGTCTGCGGCCTTCTTTTGGGCGATTTGGCGGGCTTTTGTAGCTTGGACAGCCTTTGCCCTTTCTTTCTCTAAATCACGCTTGTAGGGCGTTTCTGAGCGCCACATGATTGGCTCTTCATGAATTGCCCAATTCTGTATGAATGCCACATTACCGCTGAATTTGTACGATCCATTCATTTTATGGGGATGGTCTACCGTAGGACACCGCACCCACTTGTCTGTAATCAGGGTCTTAATAATTAAGCCGTGCGCTTGAGCAAAAGATTCGAATGTCATGCTGCTTTCGCCTTGGCTTTGGCAAACGCAATGGTTCGTGACTTGATCCAGTTCAGAACTTCAGGCGACGGATGTTTGGGAGAGGATGATAAGCCGTTAGGTGCGCTATTGAATTTCTCTTTGTACTTGTGGTACGCCCAGCCAGTCTTGTATCCCTTGACCTGTGCATACCAAATTAACTGTGAATAGAATTCCTGATTGTTGATGACAAGCTTCTTGTTTGCGGCTTCTAACTCTTTTAGTTCGCCGGGTACAGCCTCAACCGTGGACATCCTGACCTTAACAAAGCCACACGCACCGCAAGTATCAGACTTAAATGTCCACAACACTTGGCACTTGGGACACTTAGACTCTTTCTTCTCTCGCTCTGTTGGTTCTTTCTTTGTGGCCTCACCGCCTTCCCTTAACTCTGATACGCCGTTTGCATACACCTCATCCCAGTCGTCTCTGAACCTAATGTAATTTCCGGCATGGTCAAGCCATAGGGCAAAGTCTTTGCCTTCGTGGGGGCGCAGGATCCGGCCTATCTGTTGCACATGGGAGGAGAATGACTTGGAGAAAGGTCTAGCTGATATCCCGATGCGGACATCTGATACATCGAATCCTTTTGTCAGGATATCTGTAGCGATCAAGCCGTTGATTGCGGTGTCTGGCCTAGAGAAGTCTTCAATTGTCATTCTCTTGAAGTCGTCATCCTCTTTGTATGAGATTGATACAAAGTTATACCCTGCGGCATTGAATTGTTTCTCTAAGTCTCTGCCGTGGTCAACGCCTGAACAGAACACGATTGTCTTCTTTGGCTCGCCAAATACTTCGTGTGTCTTTTTAACCCATTCAGAAACGATATCCCCAGTGATCTTCATGCCTCTAGTTGTGACATCATCTGCCGACCATTCGCCCGCAATCTTCTTGGCTCCTGTCATGTCAATCTCTTTGGCGATATATACCTTGAGTGGACACAACAAACCTTTCTCTACAAGTTTCTCTGTGGGTATGGCGCTTACTACATTTGTATACAGATTAGCCAATCCTTTTGTGAATGGCGTGGCGGTCAAGCCGATCACCTTCATCTGTGGATTGTCTTTTATGTAGTCAATGATTGATTTATGTAAGACGTGGGTTTCGTCATACAAAAGAAGATCAGGCGTAGCCATCTTCTTGCGCTTTGCCAGAGTTTGTATTGAACATATTTGTATGCGCTCTGACGGGCGATACCGCCAGTGGCTAGACTGCATCACGCCGTGATCAATCTGATACTTGCCTAGACGCAGACTGGTTTGCTCGACAAGGACAATCCTATCCATGACCATTGCAGAACGCTGATAACTCATTGCGTACTCGTTCATGATAGCGATGGCGCACTCTGTCTTTCCTGCGCCTGTCGGAGCGTATAAAAGCTGCCGAGCATGTCCTTGTTCGAAACCTTCTTTTAACTTCTGTAATGCAGACTGCTGATGCTCTCTTAACTCAAGCATGAGTTTCTCCTGACCGGAAACCGCCGGACTTCGGGTTTGTTTAAGCTGCTACTCTTTCTGCGCGTTTCTTCCAGTAGCTGATCTGTTTAAGCATATCAGCATTCTTGGATAGAAGTTGATCTCGTGAAGACTTTAAAGCATTGTTCTCTGCCTCAAGGGTTTTGATCTGCGCTCTTAACTCTTCAACGGTAGATTGATACTGTTCTTTCTCTTCAGGTGTTACATCTAAAGCTTTAACTGCTAGCCGGTCTTTCAAGGCGGTGAGTTCTTCTGCAAGCTCTACATTCGCCGTGGCAAGTTCTTGAATGTGATCCTCTCGTGGGTCATGCACTGGCTCTTCAGCTTTGCGGCCTATGTTGTCAGTCTTGATGACTGTCTCATTGCCTTGCTTGTTAATGTATTTCTTTTCTGTTTGCTCAAGGTTCAGAGACTTTCGGATCCTGCCAACTGTCATAGCAGATACATTGCAGTGTTTGGCAATCACTCTGTCAGACCACTCAGCCCATTCCATATCATCGAGCAATGTCATAACGGCTTTGCGTCTGTCATCTGGTGTGCGGCGCAATCCATGATCGCTATTAACACCTACCGCATACAACACGGCATCTCGTAGTGTGCCGTTCAATACATCAACTGATACATCCTCAACACCGGCTTTCTTGTATGCAAAGTAACGATGATACCCATCGACTAAGTAGTAATGAATGCCATCAAAGAACGCCGTGATGTTTGGGAATACCGTGCCATTCAATATCTCATCGGCATATTCGGTTACTACATCCTGATTGATTGATACCCGTGATTGTGTTTGCTTGTTAAGTTGTATATCTTTAATTTTCATTGTCATCCTTTAGACGAGCCAAAGCCACTGCGGGTGCAGACGGCCTGTAAGTGTATGTTTTCATCCTCTTCCCCAAACCACGATCCCTCAACCGTGTGAAGCAATTCTAAACATGAATTCTGGTTATTGCAATACTGTTATTTTGTACAGCTTATAACATTGTTAACTGAACAACAAACTCTTCCTTCGCTTGTTGATACTCTTCGTCTACAAACGGTTTATCTAACTTCTTGTTATTAACTTGACACATGACACACACCCGTCTACCAAGGTTTGTTTCACTTACTGAGTATTTCTTTTTCTTCATGCTACTAGTTGAGTACAACTTGCACACTGTATCAAACCCAGTCCAGTAGTGTGCTGTTCCGTCGCTAACTTTCTTAATCAGATACATGACAACTCCTTATGCAGATTAGGAAACAGAGTATAGATTTGGTCAAATACTCCCCAAAGGCGGCTCATCTGAGTCACCTTCGAGAAGAATCCAATGTCATGCGGATTTAGGGGTCCAGTTGCATGAGTTTGGGTTGCGCCTATCGAGAAATGTTCTATCGCAACTAATCAGACTGTAAGCCCCCATTGTTCGAGGCCACGTTGCCGCTCTGACCGAGCTTGACACTACGGGGCGCTTGTTTCCGGCTCTCCCACCAGATTGACCTGATGGAGCTGTTCATCGCGTGATTCAAACCCGTAGCCGCTATCTACTCCCACGGCTGGCGCTTACGCTTAGTTCGCCACTTCCATCTGCATACCCAACGCGGTTGTCCCTGAACGTATATGCAAATGAGTTTGCGACAGCCATAAAAAAACCCTTATTGAAAGATACGAGCTTTAGGCTTGGTTGCCGCATAAGAGGGATGCACGACCATCTTCTCTCAGCTTTGACGAAGCCCGCTCCTTCAATAAGGGTTCGGGTCGCTATCGTGGGCTACCGATGGGTTACCAATCCACCAGATGAAACGAATATTAACGGACAAATAAACAAAATGCAAGTGTGGGGTCACATAAAGCAGTGTCGAAATCGGATCGGCGAAGAGTGCGAGTGCCTGCCAAGGTACTCATGGTTCCATAGCCACAGGGCGCTAACCCCTGTTCCCCACGAGAAAATAATACTACAAAAGGTGAAGCCCCGAACTTTTTGAGCTGGGGCTTCGGGGGATGCACGAGGAGAGTGCTCTGTCGGAGAAACAGACCAAGGAGGGACTTGGTATCTTAATGTAACAAAAAAAAGGGCAACCTACAAGATTGCCCCTAAACAAGGAGATGCCCTGAACTAGGCACACTTCATTCTAACAAAAAAAAAGGGAATCTTGCAGGATTCCCTCGGGTGTCCACAAAGGCTATAAATGGACAATTAATTGTACCTCAACCAAAGAGCTATAAGTAAAGCGTCCGCCCTTCCATGATGTTTAGCCAGTCGTAACTGAGCGTCAGGCCATATCCTACGAGCTAACTCCAGACTGGCTTTCTTCTCCGTGCCTATAAGCCCGTGGTGCTTCTTCCATACCTGTGGGCGAACCAAGGTAAGGGTATCCCCAACAAGCGCTCCTACGGCCTCTATAGCGCCCGCTGCACGCATAAACTTCCCTGACGATGCAATGCCCTGCCCCGGCATAGTATGCACATCCTCTACGGCTATGTGGGTAGGTAGATCATTCCAGATTAACTCCATCAACTCAACGGCATTGATACGCCCGTCTGTTGTTGGAAGATCACCACACCCTACATACAGGCCATCTTGATCAATAGCTCCCCACGCTCCGGAAGCACTGCCGGGATCAATTCCTACGAAAACTTTCTTTTCCACGCTTGACATCCTTGCAACACATGAATTATGATGGGATCAATCTGTTGGTAACAGATTAAACACGAGGATAACACAGGAGAGCAGTATGGACTACAGCGAATTACTGATCCGTCTGGGTCAGCACACGAACATCTATCGTTCAGCAGTGTTGAAAAAACAGTTTGAACTGGCAAGAGAGCAAGCCGAAATCATCCACAACTTAGCGGCAGATCTTTTGTTTGTCACTAGGGGGATGTAATGAAAGCATTCTCTCTGCGTTGTGAAGACGCATTCCATGAGCAATTCAAAGACATCTCATTTCCTGATGATGCAGCGATCCATATTTGGCGCGAGGCTTGGGTTGCTGCCCAGCAAGATATCGTCAAAATGATTGTCGAAGAAATCAAGGAAACAAAATGAACGATGAACAGATTGAAAAAGAATTTGTTAAGAAAGCTAAATCTTTGTCTCTTTCTTTGATAGAAACAATCAACAAAGAAACAGCAACAGAAGACAAAGAAATTTCTGTAAAGATTGCGCTTCTTTCTTTGACAAAAGTATCGGCAAGCGTTTTATACGCCATTCAAAGAAACGAACCGGATGACGCCGTTCTTGAATTGTTTATTGCGACTATTGTTGAATCACTCAACCACCTAGATAAAAACGATTTTGCACACGAAGAAGCTCAAGACATCATAGACAAACTAAAGAGCAAGCCATGAAAACCACGAACAAATTCAACTTGCCAGAGACATTTGTAAATATCTTACGCCGCCCCACATACACAAAGGGTGGAGCAAACATCTCTGCAACAGAATTGATCAACAGTCCACGCATTGTTCAGCTTAAGAGAATCCATGATGAACGCCTTGAGCAAGATGTAGCAGACCAGATCTGGTCAATCTTTGGCACGGCAATTCACGCCGTACTAGAGCATGGCAAGGATCGAAACCATGTCGTTGAGGAAAGGCTTCATGCCGTTCTAGACGGGTGGGCAATCTCAGGCGCTATTGATCTTCAGGTTATCGAGGAAGATGGGATAAAGGTTAGCGACTACAAGACGACCGGCGCATGGTCAGTCATGAACGAGAAGATCGAATGGGAACAACAACTCAATATCTATGCTTGGCTTGTTGAGACTGTTAAGCAAGTTCCTGTTAAGTCTTTAAGTATTGTTGCTGTCATTCGTGACTGGAGCCGCAGGGAGGCCACTACAAGGGCGGGATACCCTGAAGCACCCGTCAAGGAAATACCCGTTTTGATTTGGTCTTACGAAGTTCGCACCCAGTTCATTAAGGACAGGATCCATGAACACGCCGCCGCATCACTTTCGGCAGAGACAAATGGTGATCTACCTCTATGTACGCCGGAGCAGATGTGGGAAAAGCCAACATCATGGGCAGTAAGAAAGGTTGGCAATGTGCGAGCAAAGCATATTTGTTACACCGAAGAGGATGCAGAAGAGAAGGCACAAGCCGCAGGTAAAGGCCATGTTATTGAAGTAAGGCCGGGCGAGAGAACGCGATGCGCTCAATACTGTCAGGTCAAAGACTTCTGCGGTCAATGGAAAGATTACAACTCAGGAAAGGAACAGTCATGAACCATATGCCGCCACTACCGGGTGATATTCGAGAGATTATTTTGTTTTATATACAAGACATTCAGGAAAGAATAAACAAAGTAGAAGCATTATTGTGTCTTAGCGACGAGGAAGAAGAAAATGAAGACTAGACAAGAATTGATATTGGATTTTATGTTGGCAATGTCACCCAGAATTTTTGACGCCGACTGGTTTGATGATGAGATTACAGCGGTTGGTATTTATGCTATGGCAGAGCTTTTAGCTGATACATATTTGGAGAAACTTTGATGGATAAGCCAATTGGTGTATACGGTAAACTTATTAAAGCTAGGGTTGCATTGCAGTCAAAGCAGATTAACAAGTCAGGCCACAATAAGTTCGCAGGATATAAGTACTTTGAATTATCTGACTTCCTGCCAGCCGTGCAAGAAATCTTTGCAGAGATTGGCCTAGTGGACATTATTCAGTTCACCGCCGATGTAGCAACGATGCACTTGATCGACATTACAGATGGCAGCAATGTTGTGTTCACCTCCCCTATGGGATCCGCCCAGTTAAAGGGATGCCACGAGGTGCAAAATATTGGCGCAGTTGAGACGTACCAACGCAGATACCTTTATGTAGCAGCGATGGCTATCGTGGAGCATGACGCCCTTGATTCCTCTGAGCCTATTAAGGAAGAGAAGAAGCCTGAGCCAAAACCAAAGGCCGTACCTAAAGAACTCCCTATGAGCGGCAAGGATCCTGAGCGTGGGTGGAACATCACCGTTACTGAGGGCGCAGACTGGAAGGACAGCATTGTCTTGGGCGTTACAAATGCTTTAGACATGGCTGAAAAGCTTGCCGATGTTGAGAACATTTGGAAGGTTAACCGTCCTTTGTTTGACCGCCTCAAGGAAGACGACAAGGCAACTTACGATGACTTGCTTTCAATGCTTGGCACACACAAACAAAAGTTTTTATAGGAGAAGTAAATGGAATATCCAAACAGCGGGGCATTGTTCCCTAACAAAAACAAGAAGTCTGAGTCGCACCCCAATGTGCGAGGCAATGTCAAGATAGAACGCTCGCTATTGAAGGAACTAATGAACGAAACAGATAACGAGTTAATCGAGATCGAGATTTCTGGATGGACAAAAGAGTTCAAAGACGGCAAGTTTCTTTCTTTAAAAGTATCCAAACCATACAAGAAAGAAGGTTACAAGCCCAAGAAAGATGATGACGAAGAATCAATTCCATTTTGAGGAAAAACAAATGATTAAAAAACGTGGACGCCCGCCCAAAGCAGTAGTAGTTACGCCCAACTGGGAAGACCTGTGCAAAAAACTTCAAGAAGCCCTAGAGCGGCAGATTGATGAGACAGAGGAACTTGAAAACCAACGTGATCTTCTATCCTCAAATGTCCTAAAGCTTATGGGAGTAGTCGAATATCTGGAACGCAAGAATGGAAACAATTAACTTCGAGGCTATCAAGATCGGGCTGAAACAGTCTAAGGACGGGTTCGTCCTAACCTTGGCTGTCCACCCTGAGGACATACCTGATGAGCTGATGCGTGATTTTGTTGGCTCTAGATATCAGGTAGTAATGGTCAGACTTGGGGATGATGACCAACCGCTTAGCCGAGAGGGTGAGTTTCCCGGCGACCATGCGGTGAAGATGGCAGGGATGTTGTGCCGTAGCCAAGAGTTCTGGCGATGGCTACACGACAGGGAAATGCTCATGGAGAGAAACGAAGCGGCTTGCACAGAATGGTTAATAAGCTACCTAGGGATTGAATCTAGGAAAGAACTTAAAACCAACACTGAGGCTCGCGCCCTTTTTAACCAGTTAAAGCGCAGTTTTGACGCATGGAGCAAACAATGAATGACCGATTAGTCCCATACAGTGTGTATCTTTCTAAGGAACATTACGACAAGATCCGCCTACACGCCAAGAACCGTAAGGCTTCCTCATTAGTACGAGATGCTATTACTATGATTATTGACGGCAACGACCCCTACAAAGCAGGTTACGGTCAAGCAATCCGAGACGCAATTAAGATCGTAGACGCCTGTAAAGAAGTAGAACACTTTGCCTTCAAGGGAAAATATCTCAACGATATTCTTATTGATCAAATGAAGAAGCTTGATACCAGTAGTAAATAGGAGAAAGCAATGGCAACAAAACGAAATTACACCAAAGAGTACGAGACGCAACAGCAACGCGGGGAGCTTCCTGACCGCATGGAGCGCCAACGCGCTAGGCGGGCGCTAGACGCGAAAGGAGTGTCTAGGGCAGGCAAAGATGTAGCCCACGTCAAAGCCCTCTCTAAGGGCGGTTCTAACGCAGATGGGATCAAACTTGAGTCGCCTAGAAAGAACCGTTCGTTCCCTAGGAAATCTAGTGGGGCAATGAAATGAAAGATGAAGAGCAACGCATCTTATTTGCAGCACTCGCCATGCTTGGCGGAGTCATACGGCATGGTGCGATGCACAAGTTTATAGCATTAGACGCTTGGGCAATGGCGGATGAAATGCTATTGGCTAGGGATGGGCAGGAAGAAGTAGGTATTACCGCAATTAAACCTAAACGTAAACCAAGGACGACAGAATGAAAACAATTATCTTTGCTCTTATCATGACATTTTCATCAACTACTTTTGCCGCAATGAAGTGTGAGCGCACGCCAACAGGAACTTGTTGTTGGGACACCCAGAAAGAAGGCCCATTTCGTCCACTCTCATGTGGATAAATCACACTGTAACACTGTTATAGTGTAAATCCATGTATAGAAACAAGAAACTCTTAGAGGTTGTCAGGCAATCCTATTGCCAGAACTGTGGCGCACAAGATGGAACAATCGTTGCGGCGCACTCAAATCAGTTACGAGACGGCAAAGGCAGGGGAATTAAAGCGGATGACTATCGTATCGCGGCACTTTGTTTTAGATGCCACTCTGAGTTAGATCAGGGAACCAAGATGAGCAGGGCGGAGCGCGTAGAGATGTGGGAAGAGTCTCATCGCAAAACCATTGCTTGGCTGTTTGATAACGATCATATTGAGATCAAATGAATCCATACCTAATCACGGAACCGACTTGCATTAGCTTCTCTGGAGGCCGGACTTCTGCTTATATGCTTTATAAGGTGCTAGAGGCGCATGGCGGAAAGCTTCCAGACGATGCCGTGGTTTGTTTTGCTAACACCGGCAAAGAAGAGGAGGCAACCCTGCAATTTGTGCATGACTGTGAGAAAAACTGGAACGCACCTATCGTATGGCTAGAGTACCAAGCAGAAAACCCAAAGTTTAAAGTTGTTGATTTCGATACCGCTAGCAGGGCAGGAGAGCCGTTTGCAGCTCTGATTAAGAAGCGTAGCTACCTACCCAATCCAGTAGCCAGATTCTGCACCACGGAACTCAAGGTGCTAGCAATTGATAGGTACATGAAATCAATCGACAAGCCTGACTATGTAACTCTCGTAGGGATTCGAGCAGACGAGCCTAGACGGGTTGCAAAGATGAAAACAAACAAAGACGAGAAGCTTACGCCTCTAGCAACAGATGGGGTAACAGAGGCAAAGGTTTGGCAATTCTGGAATCAGAATTCTTTTGATTTAACCTTGCCGAAGATCAGTGGTGCTTCTAATTGCGACCTTTGTTTCTTAAAAGGCGCGGGCATTATTGCTGGATTGATTTCTCAAAAGCCAGAACGAGCTATCTGGTGGGCAGATATGGAAAAACAAATTGGCGGCAGATTTTCTAAAGACAGGCCAACCTATGAACAGATGATGCAATACCAGAGGGATCAGATCCCCCTGTTTGATGATGAAAGTATTGCTTGTTTCTGCGGAGATTAGTTGTACTTCCTAACCTGATCGTTAAACTGTTTCATCATTCTAGTTTTTTGATCGTCAAGTTTCTTGATGCGCTCAATAGGTTCTTGTTTCTCAACCATTTCTCTACGCCGTCTATTTAATTTAGATATTTCGTTCTCAAGCGTATTTGCGCGACGCCACATAGAGGCTTCTGGGTTGTTGCGCATATACTCTGTAACGCTTTCTCTGCGCTCAATGCGGCCTTTAATAGACGCCTCATGCTCAGCCATCTTGATGACGTTGCTATAGAAGCGCTGAGATATAGCAGGGGGAGAGTTGAGGTCGCCAACAATCTTACCGGCGATAGGAACCTTGTAGTCTGGCGTTTCCTTGTCTTGTATTTTATTGGAAACATAAGTCAAAATGCCGGACACTTCACGATATACGCCGCCACCAAGCTGTTTGCCTAGATAGTCAATCTGGTCTGCCGTTGGACTCAATGCGCCTCGTTTGTCCTTATCACCAAACGTAATAGTATTAATAAACTCGGCTAAGAATTGACTAATCGAAGGAGATGGATCGCGAGAAAGTTTATAACCCGGAACCGGAGATGTTGCACGGGACTCCCTTGAGATTGGCCTACCAAAAGCGTCTTTATTCTCAATGAGAGCAACAATTGGATCTGCAACGGTAGGTGCAACCATTTGCAGAAGTCCACCGCCACCAAGCGGGTTAAATGCGTTAGCCAGCATTGTCACCGCATTAACAAGCTGTGGCGTAACCGATTGCCCTTTAGATGCTTTAGAAGCTGTCTCAAAGAATGTGCGACCAAGGTTTGGGAATATGTTGAATCCAAACGGCATAGGCCACATCACATACTTGCCGTCACCCGTTGGGATGATCAGGTTCTTTTGCTTTATAAATTCTGTTGGCTCATCTTCATCGAAACCTGCCATAGCCAAAGCAATTGCCTGAGCAATACCAATTCCAATACCAGCCGCCATGATCGTCTTGCCTTTCGGACCAGACAGTGTTTCATACAAGCGTTTTGTACCTTGAGCCGACGCATTAAAGAACGCATATAGAGAGCCAGCCGTAACGCCAAAAGTGCCTTTACGGTTAAAGTTAACGGTAATGTTCTTTGCAATGTCAGCCGCACGAGCCTTCATATCTTCTAATTGCTTTTCGCTGATTTTGCCGCCCGCATTGTTTGCTTCGGCTTCTTTCTTAAATTTATCAAGTGCTACACGATAGGCAGAAAGACGAGTGGCATTTTCCAAAACATCGTTGACATTAGAAATCCAGTTAGCAACCTTATAAGCCCCGCTCATGGTGATGCCACGATCAAGAGCTGCTAACTCACGATTAACAATGTTTGTAGATTGATTTAGTCTGGCAAACTGATCCTTGTATCCAACCTTGCCACCATGCTTTGTGAAGTCATCCCAAGATCCGTCTCCAGTATCGCTAAATGGCTTGTCAGCAGTTTGCTCACGCACAGCTTTGTAAATGTCAGGTATAGCGGAGAACGTCCCCGTGAATACAGCATTCTTATCTTCTGCAATAGGCGTTGTGGAAAGGTTTAAACGAGCGCCCTGAATGTCACGCGCAAAGTTCCAAGCACCGAAGATAAGGTTGTATTGCGTGTTAATGGCAGAGAAGAACCGAGTAATAGGCGCAATCGTCTGCATGACAGAGCCTAGCTGCGGAACATCCAAGCCTCGCAAAGACTGCACCATTTGCATGGAACGATCATTCTTTGGATTGAAAAACACAAATCTATCTTTCCCGTCCATCTTTACGGGTAGCACGTAATCACCATACTTGGCTGTCGTGTCTATATATCTATCAACAACACCGGTTTCTTTGTTAAACCTTTCCTTGGTAGGTTCAGCCATGATGTTTTTAACAAAGGCTTCTGCATCCTGCCTAGAAAGATCAAACTTATCTTCCAGTTCTGCAACTAATAGATCTTTGTTTTTAATAGCGTCTGGACTAATTGCCATCCAGTATTCTGGATTGGGATTCATAACCGCTAAGCCATATACGGCGCGGTTAACTTTTTCTTTTTCGATGCGATGAACTGCAATCTCTCTGTTAGCCGCAATGTTCGAAAGAACATCAATGACATCTTTAGCAGATCCAGTACGAGACTTGGCGTAGTCACCAACCCTGCGATAGCTTGAGCTTGGCAGAGAATAGTCACTCTCTTCACGGCGCAGAGGCACATAAAACTCAAACAGCGATTCCCAAGCTTCTTTCTGCTCTTTAGTGATGACACCGCCTTCCTCAAGCAAGTCACGAGTCTTTTTAAGAACCTCGTCTACTTTTTTGGCAAGCGACTCAAATACTTTCTTTTTAGCAGGATCAAGAGCCTTGAAATAGTCTTCTCTCTGCTGATAAGAAACGCCAGAGCCTTTATCTTGCTTGGTAGGGTCATTTGGGTTGCGTTTGGCAATAAGGTCGTTAGCCTCTTCTGCATGGCGCATCACCAAGTATTCAGTTAAGGCTTCATCGGTAATGTTGCCGTCTTTCATCTCTTTGATGATTGGGCGGAACTCAAGGCTAAGAAAGTCTTTTACCTGTCTTTCTGCCCGACCATGAGCAAGCGTTTCAGCGCGGTAAGCATTTAAGTCGTTGCCAATCTCACCAACGATTTTTGTAATTTCCTTTTGCACCAGATCTAGGTTGCGATGTTTATCGAATAACTGGATTGCTCTAGTATCTTTCCATGTCATTGGCTCTAACGATTGCCATGTTGCAGCGGGTTTTGGCTTTAATGGAAGAGACTTGGGTGCGGGCAATACGCTGGGTAGCGTTGCCTGCGAAGGCTTATTTGTTGGCTTAGGAATATTATATGTAGGCAGCATCTTTCCAACCATGCGTACATAATCCGACAACATTGGACTCTTGCGTTCTTTATCAGCATTGATGACGCTGTTAAATGTTTTGTATACGGAACTTTTGTTATCAAAACCCAAAACATTTTTTAACGCTTCAAACAAACCTTTTACAGATGTTTTAAACCTCTGCCATCCTCCGCCCAAATACGAAGCCATAAGAGGCTCGGCGTTCACTGCCCAAAACTCAGATGGATTAATGTATTGGTAGTATGAATAATCCGGCATTGCATCTGCTGCAAGTTGCATAGTTTCGTTGGTTGGGTTTTCAATAAAATTACCAACCGTTACAAAAAAAGCCTTTTCTTCATCTGTCTTTGCATTTCGTGTTGCTTTAAGCAGGGACTTACCCCAAGCGTCAACCAATGCAGCTTGGGCGTCCTGAGTCATTAATTGCTCAAGAGAGTGCGTAACTTCATGGCGTAATGTAGATGGGTTTGTAGTTCCTTCTGATTCTTTGAAAAGACGCACAATTTTTGTTAACGCAAAGAATTGACCAGCCGCGTCAAGATCGGCGGCCTTACCAGTAGCAGTCTTAACGGACAGCCTTAACCCATCCAACAGACTTGGATTTTTTTTGTACATTGCGTCAACGACATCGTAAACCTCTTGCGATATATTGCCATCTGCAAGTTCCTTTGCCGCCCGAGCCAAGAAATCAACCGGTGATGTTTTTGGTTCTTTTGTTGACTCGATGACGTCTTTTAAATCTTGCGCTTGAAGAGACAAATATTTGTATGATTCTTTATCAAACGGCTTGCTTTTGTCTTTAACAAAACGACGCTGAATTGCTGCCAACTTTTGTTTTAAGCTTGCATACTTAGCAATATTTTCTTTGCGAATTTGTTCAGCAGAGTTGGAAGAAGCAATTTCTTGGTCAGGAAATATGGTTCTTAAATTGCTTGTTGATTCCATAAAATCATCAAACGAATCCCATGACATATCTACCTTATCGGGATCAAGGTTGTCTACAACTTTGCCATCTTCTGTAAGGTAAAAAGTAAAACCGTCTAGCGTTTTGAACTCTTTGCTTTTGTTTTTCTTTCCGACGTTATAAAGAAACTCATCTTTAGACGCATACTTGACATCTTTAGCAAGTAAGAAGCGACCAATTTGATAAAGCTCACTAGCACTAGAGACAGGCTCACCAGTCGAGCGATCATAGAAATACCCACGACGAGATGGGTCAAAACCAACTTGAGTCCATGCGCTGTCTTTGGATAGCTCTTTTACCTTATTTAAAGTTTCTTCTGGGCTTGTGTTAACCCATTCGCCTTCTGCCGTTTGCAATGGCTCTTTGACAGGGTTGATCCCCATGTTTAAGCTTTTTTCCTGACTCCTAGGTGCAAACGTGACGTTTTTAATATGCCCAGTGCTGGCGTATTTAATGACTTTTCCTGCCGTCTTGTAAGGAAGGCCTGTTTTCGGATCGTCGTTTGCCTTGCCTGTATGGATAGACACAACAGGAAGTCCCGCATTTAGCGCAGGAACGTCCATTCTTAATCCAACTTTTGTTCCATTTGGTATGGATTTTTCTACCCGTGCAGCGTCTACAGGATCGTGGAAAAAATCTACAATCTTTTGCAATGGAGTGGGTGGCTCTAAAACATCCATTGAGACTTCAGCTATAGGCGTGTATTTGTCTGCGTAAGCGTTAAAGTCTTCTCTAGACATCTTCCCTTGCTGAAATAACCTACCAGCCGCTACGACATAAGGGTTGCGACCTTTTGGAGTCTTCTGACCTGTTATGTCCAATTCAGGCAATTCTTTTTTGTCTACAAATATATCTTTCTGACCAGTTAGGTCTTCCTCTGCCGTCTTGCCAAGCTCAAACTCGCCAGCAGCTTTCTCGCTACGGGCGGCGATATCTTTGCGGTCTTGCTCAGACTTGGCCTTAGCGTCAGCCTCACGGTCAGCGCGAGCCTTGTCTGCGGCAGCTTTATCGGCAGCTTCTTGCTTGGCCTTTAACTCTTCTTCGCTTGGGCTTGTAAGTTCCGCTGGTGGCGGCGGTACATTAACTTGGCTAACATCTCCACGGCCTCCTTGCTTGGCTGCTTGGGCAATTGCTTTGGCGAGTTCTGATTTTGCACGGTTGTAATACTCCAATTCGGATAGGTTTTGAGCGCCTTTGATCCCGTCAATAATTGCACCGGAATCCAAACCTAGTTTTTGCATTTGCCTTTCAAGCTCAGCAACCTCGGCCTGCAACTCTGGGCTTGCCTTTGTAAATCCAATTACATTTAAGTCTTGTGGCGTGTAGCCAGCATCTAACATAATTTGCTTGGCTGTGTTTTCTACAACCTTTGCCGCTGGCACTTTAGCGGGAGCCTCGCCAAACATATCAGGCTCTTGAGAGCGCGATGCTTCGGCATTTACGTCAGTAGCAATACGACGCAAGCCTTCACCAATTTTCTTCGCAGAACGAGTATTGTTTGCAAACAATTGCAAGACTTGCTTGGCAATAGAGTCTTCGCTAATTAACTCTTGTTGAGCAATAACATCGGCTAGTTTTTGTCCTTGTCTGCTAGCATTAATAGCCATTTCAGCCGACTGAACAACTTGCGGACGTATATCGTACTCACCTGTTCCGGCAAGCTGCGCCATTTGTGGAGCCGCCTGAGATAGGCCGTTAATAATGTTAGCCGCATCAACAGACTTTGCCTCTGCTGCAAGTGAAACTAACGCATCATTGCCATAGGCTTTATAGAAAATAGCAGCGTTTAGGCGATCATAAGCTTGGCGCGTTGGGCGTCCCTGCTTGTCAATCAACTCTTGCTGCTCGGATTGCGGCATTGCAGCAACGAATCCACGAACCGTTTCTGGACTGATTGCTCCATCTTCACGGAACTCAAGCCCGTCAAGATCAATTCGGTTTGCATCGTTCTTAGCTCGTTCTGTTGCCGACAAAGCAAGAGTAGAGGAGGTATTGCTTTCATCCGCAATATCTTGAGTAACCTGATCCTGCGGCATAATGCGCACTAAAATCGGGTTCTTAATTCTGTTAATGACGTCCGGGCTAATGCCGTGAATATCATCCGCAAGAAGGTCTTGTTTGTACTGACCCATCGTGCCACGAACATAGCCTTCCTTGAGGCCGGCAATACGCCCGTTTGTGACGGCTTTGAAACCGGTAAATTCAGGGCTGGCATACTCTGGGATAGAAGATCCATCAACCGCATTGGACGCTATCAATTGATCTGCATCGACAACAGCATATTGAACGGGTATTTTGCGGTTTGTTTTAGCGGAAACAACAGAACCCTGTCTTCCGACTTGCTGTGCTGGCAATGTTTGTGCGCCAAAGACAACTGGAGCGCCCTCAAGGAATGAGTTTGAAAATGCAACTCTTGAGTAGTCAGGCTTATTGGCTATTGCATTCATTTGCGCAATAGACGTTGGGCTGCTACGCTCACGGTTTTGTAAAATCGTATTAGCTGCAACACCACCTTCTGCAACCGGCTCTGCTGTCTCAGCGGCTTTTGGCGTCTCAACTAGTTCGCCCTTGTCATTCAATGGAATAATATCTTCTGCTGAAGGTTGCACAATTTTTGGTTGTGCAGGTTGTGCAACAGGAGGTAATGTACGCTGCTCAGCAGACTCTGGTGCAGCTCCTAGTGGAAGCTCTAACTCAGGCGGCTCTACTTGCACGGCTTGTGCCGGAGTAGCTTGTGTAATTTGTGCGGGGGTAGTTTGTGCAACTTGTGCAGGCTTAATAGGCAATTGCCCTTGACTGCGCTGAAATTCTTCTTCCATTGCAGCTTGGTCTAGCGCAACATCGGACGGTACGCCTTCAGGTAAAGCGACCGGAGGAGCGCCCGGGGGGGCGGCTGGAGGAGCAGTCTCAATTGTCTCCTGTTCTTCAGCAGGCGTCTCTGGCGCTTTTGGGGCCTGAGCAGCCATCTGACGAGCCTGATCTCGACGCATAGCTGTGCCGGGTATAGAAATTGTGCCGCCTAATATCCCGCCGCCGATAAAACTTTCTACAAATTCATTAATGGCATCCTGATCGCCTAGCGTCAGCCCTGCCTGTAATCTTTCTAAGAATTGTTGACCAACTTCTGTCATACCCTCTATGCCGCCTGTACGAGCGCCCTGAGCGCCGTAAGCCGCTGTGCTACGAACGATACCTTGCTTAGCAATTTCCGCAGCCTGAGCCTCTGTAACTTCTTTTCCGGCTTTACCAAACAATCTTTGTACGCCCGGGATCATGCGGAATGACAGGGTTTCTAGCGCGGATTGTGGAATGGCGGTAGCAATAGCGCCAGTAAGGTTGGTGTCTTCAAGCGCGAAGCCCCGTTCTTGCTGTCGCTGAAGATTAGATCCCGCAAATTGAATGGCTGATGCTAGGCCACTAATGCCTGTAGCCACTGCACCGGAAGCGCCTGCTGCTGTTGCAACGCCCGCCGCCGCAATGGGGGCGATCATGTAAGGGATAGATTGACCAAGCGTCTCAACAAATTTTCCCGAGAAATCGGTTGACCATCCGCCCTCTATGGGCTTAAACGCTTTTTTGCCTTTCTCTTCCGCCTCTTCTTGGATTTGCTTGGCTTTCTCTACGTCCATTATTCCAATACGACCAGCAAGACCTGCGAGGCCACCTTTGAGTCCCTGATAGCTCGAGTAAATAGACGTATCAAGATCACTTCGCGCACCAATGCCGGGCTGACCTTCTACGCCAAAACGATTGCGAATAGCGGCCTGTGTTGCTGCGTTAGCTTGTGTGTAATTCTCATCCTGCGGCGCATACTTGGTGAAGATGGCAGCTTTAGTCTCCTCGTTAGCGTTGACGTAATTAGGATCATTGAGAATTTCCGACAAGCTTGCCATATTAGTTTGTACGCAAAAGTGGGTTGTTAGGATCTACTCCACCAGAAGGTGCGCGGCGAGGAGGAGGAGAGGACGACCCGCCACCAAATGACGGTGTTAATGCGTTGCCAACCATACTCCAAAACCCCGGCTGCGCAGCAGGAGCCTCAGAAGCCTCTGGAGGCGCTGGAATAAACAAGCTAGGATCAAGACCCCTGCCACGGAAAATTGGTTCAGCAATAGCGTAAATTCTACGATTAATTGTGACGTTTTCAGGATCATCTACGGCACGGCCTGATGCTTCTCTCGTTTTAATCAACGCACGAATCTCTGGGTTCATGTTCAAAGCTTGATAGGCTTGAGTGATGCGTTTGTCATCAGGGCTGATTCCTGCTCGTGCAGCAGCAGCTTGAATTTGCTCAAGCCTAATTGCATCACCAACACCGCTTGCAAGACCTTGCATAGATGGTGCATAGCTTTCTTTGCCGGCTTTAAAACCTGCCATGCGTGATTCAGGGCCAATATCAATAAGCTGACCTTCGGCTCTTTGTCGTGCAGCAAGGGCTTGATTGCGGGTATTTTGTGCCGCCGCACCGCCACCTGCAATAGCCAATGCGGGAGTGCTACGACCAGCCATGCCTAGCAAGAAGTTTGTTAACTCAGAATCTCTATCAAACGCCGTTCTCTCTTGTATTTGACGTTCTTTAGCAGCGCGTTCTTCAGGAGTGTAGTTAGAGCCACGAGTAACTTCCTCTACACGCTGTCGATACACGTCTTCCGGTCTAAGGCCCAAGAGCGCAGCAAGTCCTGCCTGCAAACCACCGCTTTGTGCGTTGGCTTGTGGTTCAACGCGAGGTGCTTCGCGTTGAGGCTCTTGGCGTCTGGCAGCATAGGCACGGCGAGCTTCTTCTTCACCAACATTACCACCTTCATCAAATGCCACAATACCGCCACCTGCCATGCGCTGCATATTTGGAGCAGCCGCACCTGAAATCCCTGCCGAGGGTGGACGTTGTGGCATAGCATTCATTATCCCACCGGCTTGGGGTTGTGGCGCAGCTCCCATCATTCCTTGTGGCGCACCGGCAGCTTGCATCAATCGCTTTTGTGCTTCCTGCTGCTCACGCATTTTGTTCTGCATGACACCGGCTTGCTCTTGGACAACCTCTTGCTTGGTCATGTCCATGACTTGTTGTTCGCGCTGATCGGCAACGGTAGGCGGCTTCCCACCCATCTTAAGTTGCATGTCACGCTGCGCAGATTCTTTCTCTGACTTAAGTTTCTGCAAAGCCAGCAGATCAATTAGATTCTGATTCTGTGCGTACTTTTGTTGCAGCATCTGTGGATTGCCGCGATACGCATCTACCGTTTGCTCAAGTGTCTGGTCAATACCGTACATAGTAGTTCCTTAGCCGAACAGTGTTTTCAGTAAGCTTGTAATCCCACCAGCCGTGCCTGCGATATTTGATATAGCAGATGGTTGCTGGTAGGAATAAGACTGAGTGGCAAGCGGCATACCTTGGAGTAGCGACTGCTGGTATTGGACTTGTTTAAACGGATAGTCACGCTCTTCTTTAAACTGACCGTAATCCGCCGCAATACCTTCACTCTCAATGCCGCGCTGCACACCACCTAGCTCTGCTTGCCTACCGAGCGCGGTTAATCCGTACTGGTTTGCTTGGTTTTGAGCTTCCATTTGGCGCTGCTGTTCGGTGTTGAACTGTTGTTGACCCACATCGTAAGCCGTCTTGTAGCCTTGACCTGTAATTTCTGCCTGCTTGCCCATCAAGTTGCGGTTAAGTTCAGACTCCATAATGGCTTGACGACTACCACCGTAAGCACCGGCCTTAGTAAGTCTTGCCGCATCACCCATGCGTGTGATCTGAGCCTGACGGCGAGCTTCATCTAATTGAGGATTTAACGACGCCATTAAGTACGGGTTCATGTACTGTTGGGCTGTACCTTCCGCAGTAAACGACTGAGGGTTAAATGCACCCATGTTCTGAGGCAATGCCAGCCCCGCTACGCCTTGAAACGCTTGGTTCTGTAGGTTAGACGCACCGGCTGTCAACGGCCCCATATACGCCTGATACGGCGTTTCGCTCAGAGCCTGACCCTTGCCAAGCATATTAGTTACATAAGGACCCGCCCAATTAGATAGGGACGACTCCGTGCTTAGCTGTTGACCAGCAAGCGGATCAGGAATCGTTGGGGTGGTAGTGCCTGTGTTTGCGGGACCAGTTGCCATAATTTACCTCAAGCCGGTAATGTTTTCTTTGGGTTAGCGGGTTTAATCTGCTTTTTCGTACCATGCGCATGCTGACGAACCCGATCCATCATGGCGTATAAAACCTTAGCACCGGCACTTGAATTGCCACTACCCAACGCACTTACAATGTCGGCGGGAACCACGAACTCACCGTGACTCAATTTAGCTTGTTGCTTGCCTTCAATCTTTGCAGGTATTTTATCAGCCATTCCATCTGTTGCGCCACCTAAATAGTAGCCAAGATTAGCTAAGCCGCCCTGTGCGTAACCAATCATACCGCCTTGTGCCGCACCGCCCACATCGTTTACAGGCACTTCAGGCGCAGGGGTTACAGGAACTACGGGTGCTTCGGGGACTACGGGGGCGGGTGCTGTAGCTTTTGGTGCATATACCATATCGGTAAAGTACCGGCGACCCATGCTTCCGGGGCGACGATCAGCATTATAGTCAATAGGCAATTGCTGACGGGTTGCAGTAAGCGAAGGGATTCCACCCTGATAGCCCGACTTTTGTTGGCTTCCGCCAAGCATTCCAGTGCCTTGCAAAATTCCAGCAAGGGCTGTTGGACCTAGCGTGGTTAGAAGCTTGCCCCAATCCGTACCAGAACCTAATAAGGCGTTGGTTATTGCGGGTGTTTCGGTGAACATCGAATCAATTTCTTCAGGAGAATACCCTACTGGGGTAGACCCGCTACCATAATTCTCATAATCTACATCCATCATATACTCCTTAACAATGCGTATAAGTCTTCGATTGAGCCGTTTTCAATTAACCCGCCGTCAGCATATCGCCGCTCAACTTTAGGGTCGTAGTAACCTTCTCTCGGCTCGTATTTACTTTTTGATCTCATTGGTGCAAATATACTTTCTCCGCCGATATCGTACAGATAATCAATTTCTGCGCCCGGAGGTGTTTTTGCTGCAACCCCCATCATCCCTAAACTAAAAGCTTGTTGCGGAGTGACTTTATTAGGAACCTTTACCGCAGGAACTTTAGGCTTGCCTGTCTCAGGATCAATAACAGGTGGATTAATAATATCTTCAATTTCTGAAATATCAGACGAAGGCGGAACAATATCAATAGGAGGAACTACATCACTAGGCGGAACCGGAGGCTTTGGCGGAACCGGCGGGCTAGGAGGCGTGATTGAGCTAGGAGGCGCTGGGGGCACTGGCGTGACAGGAGGCTTGTAAGCAATACCATCTTCAGTTTTTGTTTGTGGCTCTGTTTTAACGTCAGTCTTGGTGTCGGTATCAGCATCCGTTTTGTTGTTAATTATTAATTTTATTAATTCTTTTTTGTATTCATTGTTTTGCAAAACTTCTTTTGGAGAAACACCAAACTCAGCAGAAACATCAAGCAAAGCTATCTTTGTTTCATTTTGAAACTCTTCAGGAATATTGTCTGCAATATTATTAATTTCTTTAATAATCTCATCGGGTTCGGCAGATGGATTATTAACTGCTGATTCGATTGCTTTAGCCACATCGGTTGATGTAGCTCCACCAAAATATATACTATCAAAGAAATTAGCCGCAAGACTGGATATCTTTTCTTTTGCAACAGTCTCATAAGCATTAGAAATAAACTCAGCTCTCCTTGCTTGAGCTTGTGGCTCATAAAAGCTTCTTGTTTCTTGGTCAATAGCTTTTGCTTGGCTCTCTAGCTTTGAAATAACTCCAGCATCAATCTCTGGCCCAAGATTAATGACAGGCTCAGCCGTCTTTGTTGGAAGAGGCTCTGCCTTTGTAACTGTCTGCGTAGCAGTTTGCGTAGACGGTTGTGTTGATGGCTGTGTCGTTGGCTCTGTTTTTGCAAGAGGCGGCACGTCATATGTTGGCGTTTTTTCTATGCTTTCAAATATTTCATCAAAGAAAGCAGACACATCTCTTGAGGATGTAACAGGTCTTTCTGGCGAGTATTCTAATAGCGAAGTCGGTGCAGACTCTGGCTTTGTTTCCGGAATAACTTCAGTGACATCTCTTTTAATGATTGGCGCTTCTTTTTGCCCAACAACCTTGTTAATAAATTCACCAGACACGCTTCCAAGGTTTGGATCTAAATTAATAATTCCTTCACGAGCGTTTTGATAATCCGCCGTCCACCTTGATAGGTTGTCTTTAAACGACTCTAACGCAGGCCCTTTGAGGTTTGCTGCGGTAGACAATGTTTTGCCAACAAGCTTTGGACCGAACGCTTCTACAAGCGTCTCAACGTCTGTTGATGGGATTCCTAACTTTTCTTCTGCGACTCCACCAAGCCATTTAATCCCAGAGCCAATGGCTTGCATAAGCTGTTGACCAGAGCTTTGCGCGTAAGCACTAGACTCATCCATTGGGATATTAAACAACTTGGCAACAGGACTTCCATACTTTTCAAAGTCAGCTTCTTTGAATTGTTGAGCAACATCAGCGCCTTCTGGTCGCATAATTCCATAAGAGAACAACCCGGAAATTCCGGCGGGAATATTACCCAGCACATCTAAATTGCCAGCAGCGCTTTGAACTTGTGGGCTTTCGCCAACTTGCTTTAAAACACTTTCGAAAAAATCATTTACTTCTTCTTGCGTTTGCGGATCTGAAAGATTAAAGTATTGTTTTACCTTGTCTGTAATAAAACTCCCAAGCCCAGCTGTCTCGCTGCCTTCAATTGGCTTAATGTCTTTTTGATAACCCGCCTCGATGTTTGCCATAATGTTTTCTACCGAGTACGGATCTTTTGCACTTGCCGTCGTACCCGTTGTTGGCGTTTTTGGTAGATTGCGGATGACATCATCAAGCGTAGTATTTGCATCTTCAGGGAGCGCCTGAAATTCTTCATAGTTTGGATTAAAGTATTCTTTTACTGTCTGTGCAAGCTCAGATTCTGACAGGCCTTTAAAAGCACCTTGTGCAATATCTTTTCCAAGGTTAATTAAACCGTTAGTTACACCGTTTACCGCTGCGTCAGAAATGTTGCCACCGCTTACCCCAGCTCCAAGCACACTGCTTGCTGTACTCATTACAAGAGTTTGAACAGGCTTAGGCAGCTCATTGAGGGATTTAAATGTATCTGCTGGAAGCGCTTCGTTTAAGATTAAAGGAAGCGTGGAGCTAATAATTCCAGATATAAGCGCATTCTGTACATTACCGCCCGTTGCTGCGGTGATACCAGTTTGAAGACCAACTTTTGCGGCAATATTTCCTACCGTCCCAAGGCCAGCCGTGCCAATTGCCGAACCAGCACCGCCAGATACAGCGCCGATCAAACCAGCTTTTAACATTTGGGAAGGTGTTGCGCCTTGGAATCCTGATATTGCAATATTGGCTAACGCACTCTGCGCTGCCGCCGTACCAATTGCACCTAGTGTTGCTGCTTGAGTACCACCAAGGGCAGCTGCCGCTTGTGCCGCAGTCATCGTGCCGGGGGCAACACCCAAACCAATACCAGCAAACGCTCCTCCGGCAATACCAGCACTTAACCCTACAGCAACGAGCGCACCAATCTTTGCCCAACCGCCTTCACCCATGAAGCCGCCAGTATCTTTACTGTACGGATCCATAATTGGGGCAAATGTGCTTCCACCCGAACCGGGGGTAGAGATGAATTTATTGTCGCCGTATTGATACTGCGTGACCATCTTGCCTTGCGTTGGGTCAAAGACCGTACCAATAGGCTTAACATCACTAGCTTTAGTCCATTCGCCAGTAAGTCTGTTGACAAACTCCGTTAGGTTGCCGTTTGCGTCATAGCGCTGATATGGCTCACCCTCTGCGTTCTTTAGTTCGTATGGCTGACCAATGGCTTGACCAACTCCAGTGCCGAAAGCAGTGGTTGTTTGTGACTGTTTAATAATGTCATCTAGGGTAAAGTCCCCACCGGTTGTAGACGATCCAGAGTCCCCCGTACCGGGCGCAACAACAGCAAACTTTCCACCGTCCTGTGGGGTTACGGAAGACACAATGTTGCCGGAACGATCAACTAAAACCGTTTCCGGTACGCTAGAACCTGCATCACCACCACCGCCACCACCTATCGTATCGATACGGTAAGGTGAATCTAATTGTGCCTTAAGCGCATTGGCTTGTTGAATATACTGTTGAGCTAAATCAGGTCTACCTTGCGACATCTGCCAATTGGCAAGCTTGGCGGCGTTGTAATACTGAGTCTCTTGATCTGTGTTGTAGCCGTATTGTTTTAGATCAAACGGCGTATATGCGGCGGGAGTAGCTGCAGGAAGCGAAGCAATGCCTTGCGGGGCAGGAGACAACCCTCTTGATTGACCTTCTGCGCTAGTCCTAAGAGCCTCACGCATTTGCTCGCCAGTCAATCCTTGATTTAACAGGTTGGTGAACGATGCCAAACCACTTGGGTCAGCCTGTCTACCAAATTCCTGTTGATAAATATCGTTGATTGTTTGCGTCCAGTTTTGAGCTGGAGCAGGAGCAGGAGCAGGAGCAGGAGCAGGGGCGGCAGGAGCAGGTGGGTTATATGCAGGGGCAGGGGCAGGTTCGTTATATACAGGTGCAGGGGCAGAATATTGTTGTGTGTATTCTTCCATCGCCCGACCGTACCCTTTGTCTGAAAGACGTTGGGCATGCTCAAGCTGCATTTGCTGACTTTCTTCGTCGCTCATTTGATATGAATCACCACCATGCAGACGCATGGAGCGTCCACCCACGACACTACCACGAGGCTTAAAAGCACCGATTGGCAACATACTGTCGTGGTTATATTTCATGCAAGCACCTTAGTGAAATTCTTTTCGTAATGCGTATAACCCAAAGACTCAATCAATCCTGTATGGTCGTGGTCTACCTTGCAGCTCATCATCACACGATTAACGCCAGCATTACGCAATACATTTTCTGCGTACTTAAATAATGCTTTACCAATCCCGTTGCCTCTGCATTTAGGAACAACGTAATACCAATCTTCTTTGGCTATTTTATAACCAATGTGCCGCATATGATCGTACACAAAAAACCCAATCCAGCCTACCAATTCATCGCCTATCCGACAGGTAATGAGCTGATACATATCTCTTGCCATAGAGTACCGGTTCCAATTAATGTCTAGCGGTACATCAGAAAACACATTTACTTCTGCATGATGCTCAACAGCTAAGGGAGCTAACTCGTCAACAATGTCTTCGACGCGCTCAACCCCAAACAGAGGACTCATCATTCCAACCTAGATACATAAACAATAGAACCAATTGCCGACGGGTTAGCAGGGCGCACATAAGGAACCGCTTGTGCTGGAATGAATTCCATATAAACACCATCTACAGGACCCACAGGGTTATATGCTTGGTCAGTTGCCCACCACAGTTTAATCTCGTCGTCCTCTTGTATTTCAAAAGTAACAGACGAATAAGCCACAATAAAAGAATAAACGCCCGCACTTTTTCTTGCTGGGACTGTAAACTTGCTTGTAGATCTGGCAACAACCGTTCCGTTTGTTTGCAACCAAATATACGCATCGTGCGCCGCATTATCTGTATTTGCAAGCTGCAAGCTGTAATCAATCTTATACACGCCAGAGTGGGCTGCTGTAGCGCTGCCAGATGGGTTTAATGTAAAACCACTGCTTGACTCTAGCGTATCCCACAAAACAAGTGTGGGTGTGTCGTTTGCCGTGGCATATTGATCTGTATTGTCGCTTGCTGAAATATGCGGCAACTCAAGGTACTGACCACCGTTGCTACCCAACAGTCCTTGGATAACAGAATCTATCTGCGCAAAATACAAACGCAAGATGTTTGAATATCTATTCTTAAAGTCGCGTGTATATACAGGCTCTGCCAATGGCAAAGCTGGTGCGCGAGTGTTTATTAACTTAGCCACGTCTGCCGTCTTGCTTAACATCAACACGGGTAGCACCTGCCTGCCATGCCGTACCTAATTGATCAGACTCGTATCGCAAAATAAATTGACGACCACGAACTCGAATAAACACTTGACCCGTAAACTCCTCAATCGGCGCTTGGGCTATCCTAACCACCGGAGCGGAAGCATTACCACCCTCTGACAATGGATTATTAAACCCAGAACCAGAGTTCTTCATTGGCTTAATGGTAAGGGTTAGCTGCGGGGTTAAAGCGCCAGTCGAGGCTCTAAACGTAACGTCAGGCAATACACGCCGTATGAACGTAAAGTAATCGCCGTCGCCAACGTCCCATTCGGCTGTCTCAATATAAGCATTAAGAGGCTCTGGAGTGGCGGTTTGTACATTATCGACACCAACTTCATGGTTTACGAGGTTGTAGTCATACGTTGCCGCAACGGGGTAATCGCTTACATCAGCACCAATCCATGCCGAACGCTCCATCGTGCCGTAGTACCAGATGTCTTCTAAGTAGTTATAGATAACGTACTTATCCACAACAGTGGAGTTAGCCGAGCAATAGAACCACCATACTTCGTTAAACGCCTCGTTAATACCGCCAAACGCTTGGTATGACTGAGACAGATTAATATCCGAGAACACATACTGCCGCAAGTCGCACCGCAGCGTCGTGACGTTACCGTCATATTTATAGAACTTGTCTACGCCCATCCAATAGGTCACACCAGACGCCACAGCTACCGCATTTGGTCCAATAACAGATATCCCGTCTGCTAAGAGTGTTGCGCCCCATACGGCTGGTGGACCGAGGTATTGCAAGCTATATACAGACATATCAGTAAAAACAACAATTTCCTGACGAGTTTGCACCGCTGCAACAATCTCAGAACCGTGAGAAAGGATCAAACTACCGGCTTGATTTGTTGCTGCTGGAGTCCAGTTTGCCGCATCCTCTTGGTCTGACCAGCGGATTAACATTGGGTTTTGTGTGGCTGATCCTATCTCATTGGCTCCAAAAGCTAAAACGAATCTAGATACGTCAGACACCATAACAATATTTTGCTTGGTAGGAACATCTGACGCACCCCCCAATGAGGAAAGCAAAACCCCTCTGACCGTAAGCCCTGAGCTTGCATCCCAATAGTAAATCCCGCCACCGCGAGAACCGAAGATTAAGTCTTCACCAAAGTTGCTTTGTGACCATAGCCGGATAGAGTTAACTGAAGATGTACCGACACCCCAAGTACCAGAACCCCATGTGCCAGCACCCCAGCCCGTCAAAGGAATCTGAATCTCTGGACCTACGTTAACTTGGTATGCCGCAACAACAGAAGCCCCGCCATCACCAACGTCTGCGCCCGTAGCATTTACACCGACATTGATTGTGTAAGTGTTTGCTGTAGGCTTTGTAACAACTTGATATTCCTTATTAAGCACCGTGGCAGTTATGTTCCCGCCAAGGCTTACTGCACTGCTAAAGGTAACAAAATCACCAATAACGCAGCCGTTAGCAGCGTCAGTAACCGTAAGCACCGCAGAGCCATTTGTAGCCGCGAATGTAGCTGTTCCGGTTGTGGTGGCACGAATGGGCGTGATGTCATAATAAAGACCGCCGTTTTGAATGTAAAACTTAAGGTTAGTGCCAACCCCAATAAGGTTAGCGCCACCTAGCGTCACCCAGTTCCATAAGGAACGGCAAACCCCAAGAAATGTACTAACCGAAAACATTTGCCAGCCGCCAATAGTCTCCGGCGTCCCGGCGCGAAAGCGAATCTTATCGCACTCGTACCAACCTGATTCCTGTTGATATCGGGTGTTTTCGCGTGAAATTCCGGGTTTTAGCTGGAGTTTAATTAAAGGCATGATTTACCCAAGCATAGAGGTTGCTTTGATTTTAACAGCCGCAACCCTGTTTAGCCATCCTTTACCGAATGTCTCAAATGTATTCAGGCTGCGATAAAAGTCCTCTTTGGCTTGGCTGAACTTCTCAATCAGCTCGGCTTCAGGGATGGCGTTGACCGCAGCTAGGGTCATCGGTCCGATCCCACCGTCAGGGGTAGCTCCCACGGCAGTCTGTAGAATCTTTGCAGAACGACCACAGCCAGCGTTTACAGCAAAGTCAAAGACAAGGTAATCAATACCTGATGGCAAATCGTCGCACTTACAGGCGTCCCAGAACTTGCGCTTGTAAAGCGGTTCAACCATCTCAGGGGTCAGCGAACGCATCTCTTTCTCATTGGATTCACGCCCAACCCATTCTTCCCAGACACGCTTTGTGACGCCAAGATTGGTCATGCCGCCGGGGTCGGAAGAATGATTACTGAAGCCCCCTTCTGATGCCAACATTTGATTAAATGATTTATCCCAGTTCTCTTTCATGTTCCATCCTATGGCAGTTAGCACACAACAAAATACATTTTGATAGTTCTTCGGCTATTTTATCAATGCCGGAATTTGCTATCATCCATGAGGGGTCACCATCTTTTTTGCCTATATGATGGAAATCATACACAGCTATACTAAAAACTCCACCGCAGCTTTGACAACATCCACCAAGAGCATTTATAAGAGATTCTTTGATTGTTCTTTGTCTTGCCTTTTTGTAATGATTGGCACACCGCATCCAGCCGCCTTTATTATTTAACGGCTTTCCGCAATCAATACAATCTTTCGTTCTTGTTCTAACAGGCCTATCTGAATCTTTTCCTTTTTTGTTACGCAAATAATGTGCGTTGCACAACCCCTTCGCAACAGCATCATCTTGGCATTTATCAACAAGACAAGTTCCGCGCTTTACGGACAGCTTTTCTACAGCCGCATCAAGACCAGCTTGAATTATCAAAGCTATGTCTTGCTTGGCTTTACTTGCTGCCATTTTCGATTTCCTTTGTCTTGCGTCGTTCAACCATATCTGCAACCTTTTCCACAGTCCTACCGCCAAAGTAGAAGGACATGATGATGATCCCCCACTGACCGAGCAGCTCAACATACTGCTTGTGGGTATCCATGTCGAACGCTGACATCATCGCAAAGGTAAAGTAGCCACCCAGAATGATCAGAAGGGTCATAGGGCGTATATTTTTTGACAACCAAGAGTCTGATGCCATATCTACAGCGTGACGCTTGGTAAGCTCGCCCTGTTCTTGCATATCTGCCTGCATCTTGGCAAGCTCACCTGACTGTTGTAGCTCTAGTAACTTGAGCTTGGCGGCTTCAGCAGCGTTAGCATCAGGGAATATCTTGTCGATAATCTTTGAGCCAATGTTCAGAATGTCAAGTATCGGTAACATATTAGAACCTCACGCCTGAAAACCATGCTTTAGTTGCTGTCCACTTGGCGCTACACCAAGCCTTGAGTGCTTCCCATTTTGCTTTCATTTGTCCATCTCCGATGCGGCTAATATCATTCGGGTCTTAACGGATATCAAGTCCCGTGGCTCTTGTTTGAACCCTACAGCAATATACCCAGCAAACTTGCCAATCTCGTTGGGGATTGAAGCCCTGCACATGTAAGTAACGCCCATCAGCTTTGCCCACTCACCAACAGGGCTAGATGACTCAAACGGCTTACACGCTACTTCGTTGTTTAACATTGAGACTACATCTGCATTGCGCTCAGGGCTGGCGGCAAACAGGCTAACAGTTAAACCTTCAAGCTTGTGGTTGCGCTCACCGTTTGCAATAGCTAATACCGTCGTTCGGCTGTTTGTTGCAAGATTCACCTTGTTAATCACAACCCCAACAGCATTTACCTCTTTAACTAAAGCGTTTGCCAGAGGAAGCAACTGTTCATGTTCTTTAAGCTGCGGCATCGAGCTGCTGGACTTAATCGCAGCCAAGATGACCTGACGGCTATCCCAAGCAAAGTATCCGGTAAAAGCAATCGTGGACAGCAAAATGACGGAAACAAGTTTAAACGGATTGTCCACCCATTTAATGAGATCAAGAATCTTGTCGGTCATGTCGCGTGGCGCAGCTTTGGGAGCAGCTTTAACCACAGGCTTTCGTGCTACCGCTCGCTTCACAGGCGCTCTGGCAACGGTCTTCTTTGCCGTGACCATTACTTATCGACCTTTGAGTCGAGCTTATCAAATATACGGTCTAACAGCATTTCGATGCGATCAAAGCGCTTGTCCATATCTGCCCGCAGGCTCTCGACCTCAGACTTCTTGACATAATTCTCGCTCATGTGAAGCTCAAGCCTGCCAATATCGTTCTTGAGCTTCTCGACGGCGTCCCACAATTGGCGGCAAAACCACCCACCGACTGCAAGTAATGCTCCTGCGCCCAAGTTAATTAGATATTGCCAGTCCATTATGTATCCTTAAACACCGCAAAGATTACCCAAGGGATCAAGGCGGTCATAACAATCAAAATAACCGGAAGCAAAAAGATTGCTCCCAGCAAGCAAACGCTATTCTTAAGTAGGTTCAACAGGCTCTACAAGCGCAACAGGTGGTACATAGTTAGGATCATGCGCCCAAGTAACTGGCGGTAAAGCCGCAAGCTCTGCGACCGTCGTGCAATTGGTAATAGCGATAATTTGTGCGTCACACTGTGTGCGGATTTCTTGACGCCAAGTGTTCCAATCCGTCGGGATGGCTGACTTGGTTTCGTAGCCCTTGACCACACGCCAATCGCTTGGGAGCAGGATTGTGTACGCCTGTTGCTGAACGGCTGTCACGGCGTTGTTTTGCAGCGTGAACAGGTCTTTTGGCGTGGCAGTATAGGTTACGTTCACGACGTTAAGCAGTGGGTCATACACAGGCGCGTTCTGGGTTACCCAGTAGTAAACATCTGAGGGCTGTGCGCCGTACACCACATCGACCATGCCGATAGCCGCTTTTTCTTCGGGGCTAGACAGGTTGCACCAGTTTTGAGCGTACTGAAGTCCATCCCATGTGAAGGCTGTGCCAGCGGGTACTAGGAGGGCGATCAAGCCGTTGGAGATTATTGCAAACATAACTACCTCGCTAAATATGAAATGGCTTTGAGCATTAAATCAGGGCTATCTTTAAGTAGCCCTATCCCTCTATTACACGCATCACAGAGCAATCCACGCACTCGACCTGATGTATGGCAATGGTCGATGTTTAATCGCTTCTTGTGATGGTCTGGCGGTGGTAAACTGCATATAGCGCAAAGACCTTTTTGACTTTCCAGCATTGCATCATATTCAAAAAAACCAATGCCGTAATTCTTTTTCATTTGGTACTCAAGGTCGTATTCTTTTGACCGACTACGACCATGCTTATATGCAGGACTACCTTCACCTTTTCTACGCTGCAAACACCCACAAGACTGCGCTCTGCCCGTAGTCATTTGACCAAAGCCGATTACCTTTTCAGTGCCACAATCACACAACACTCGATATTTATAGCTACCGTTTTTAGACTTTTCTTGAGTCTGCTCCAATAGCGTAAGCATTGCTATCTTTGTGCCTGACTGGTCTTTATGGAATCTTCCTTGTGGCATCATATTCCTTAGCGGGCAAGAGCGTTGCGAAACGGCGATTCGGCAAATGCGGCATAAATATAAGTATTGCTTGTATTTATTGAACCGTCAATACCTCTAATTTTGAAACCGTTGCTTAGAAAGTCTATTCCAACTGCGTTAGTATCTGTAAATTCTGCGCCTGAAGTATTTGGAGATAGTTTTGAGTTAGATACGTTGTATGCGTTTCTAGCCGTATCTTCAATAATCCAATCATTTGCGCTAGTTGTTGATTTAATTAGAACAAACTTAGGTCTAAACCCAAGATACGCAAATGGGCCATCACCCGAACCATTACCTGCATAGCTACCAAACGCTGAGTATCCTGCTATGGGTGTCCAGCAGTAGGCGACTTGGGTTTGACCGCTACTGTTTATGTTGCTGCTTGTGCCGATACTAAAGACGGATGAACTAGGTAATGTGCTATTCCAAACCGTTGCGGCGGTTGCGCTTGCATTTGTTAGGTTTAAATAAATATAGCCAGTTGCGCCAAGTGCTGTGTGCCAGCTAATCCAGTTATCAGCAGAATTTCGTGGTTTGGTAATAATCAAACTAGGAGCAACACCCAACCCATGCCCAACAGTCGCATTAGCACCCGTACCCGTATACGTCACCACACTAAACCCAGCACTAGCATTAACGCTTACAGTCGATGTGATTGAGCCGTTGGTGTTGGAAGATGTTGTGCCTTGTCCTGCTTGCCATTGCCAGCCGACGTAAGTTTGACCGCTACCCGCATTATTTACAGTTGAGTCTGAACTTGTACCAAGCGTAAACCCGTTTGAATTAAACGATAACAAACCTTGTGTTTGCGTAACTTCAGCGGCTGTCGAGTTTGATGCAAGTTGTTTATTTGCGCCGCGAACGCTGTCAAACAACGCGTGTTCATAAGCATTTGTTCTTGATTTGCCCCATACTAAATCTGGTTTAAAGCCTGCAGCGTTTGTTATGACGTTTGTTGCACCTGTCCCAGCCCACAGGTTTATATCCATCACCGTATTGCCTTGCAAGATAGTGCTAGTCGGCAAGTTAAACGTGTTCAGGGCTACAAAGCCTGATGGGGGTGTGTAGGCAAATGGTTGCTGTCCAAAATTAACAGATTGTGCGTTATTGGTTGTATAAAAGCCAAACATAGGCGCAAATGGTGCACTAATGTTAATAGTCGTACCGCCGCTATTAACAAGCGTATTGTTTTTGTAAAAATATATTTTGTTGGCATCTACATCTACAGCCACGCCAACAATATCGTTTAATGCAAGCGTTGCAAAACCAGATGTTGTTGTGCCGTTATTGTTTATAACGCCGTTTTCGTTGTATAAAACATCGCCAGCACCCTCTGTAGACAAAGATGCTGTTGTGGTTGTCAACCCCATGCTGAAGTTATTTGCCGATCCTGTGTTCTTGGTTTCCCAATAAAACTTACCTGTGGATGGCAATGCAATGCTTGCACGAATTTGTGCGTTTCCTGTGCCGCCTGTATTTGTGCAAACCATGTTTGCATTTGATGTTACAAGGTTTGTATTAGCACGATCTAACGGATTCAACACAGTATAGTTAGCCGCCGTAGCACTTGTCAGCGTAGGCACATCGGTCATTGAGTCGTATGTAACGCCACTCGTAATGCTGATGTTTGTTGTAACCCAATAGTTACCATTGCCACTAAAGTCTTTGCCCAAGCCTACGTTGCTGCTTGTGGTCAGCGCGGAGTTGTCTGTGAATGGTAAGTACGCCCCGTTTGTGCCATACGTGCCGCTGTATCGTGCTGGCTGCCACACGCCTGTTGTGGAACTGTACGAACCAAATGATGTTGGCGTAAGCGCTTGGCCGTCAATAAAATATGTTTCTGCCAAGTAGCCATCAAAACAACCGTACGATAAATGCGCTAATGAAATATAAGTAGCAGCGGCTTGATTGACAGCCCCATCAAAATTTAATGATGGATCAAACGTAGAAGAAAACGCTGTAACTTGCGTTCCGTTTACATAAATTTTTACACGATTTGACGCTGTGGCTTGAGTTGTATCCCACGCAACAACAATGTGATACCAAGCTGAAGGATCACGAAATACTTGTGTTGTTGTTCGCCATGCAACGGAATATGCAGTAAATGTAAAAGTATTAGAAGAACTGAAACCAATATTTGCAAAAGTTGCATCGGTTGTATTTGCCGGACCCGAAACTAATATATTTTGATTTGACCCAAGCGACCCACGTTTAACCCAAAAACTTAACGTCCAAGTTTTACGGTTACCGCTAGCAAAAGTACGCCCTAAAGTCGCACTCGCACTAGACCTAAACCGCAGCGAGCGTGTGAGGTTGTAGCCTGTGGATGCAGAGTTACCGCCTAATACTGTTAGCATTATTCAGCCCAAGGTAAGGGTGAGGGTTGTGGGGCTACAACCTTTTGCGCGTCAATCTGAGCTTGTACCTCGGCTTCCCAACTGGCAATACGGTCAACACCAGCAGCGTCTTGAGTCCAGCCAATAGCTTGGGCTTCAGTCACTTGAGCGTATGGCGTGTAGTTGTTTAGGTCAGCGGGAAGCAGGTTGAGCGAATAACTGACTTGACCTGTCAATCCGTTTTGCGTGTCTGACAACGTAAAGTTAGTCATTGTCACCGTGTCAGGTTTGACATCATTAGTGACCATCATTGAGTTAATTGTCCACTTCATTACGCCACCGCCTGTGAGATGCCTTGTTGATAGAGGTTTGTGCCATCGCTCCTGAATACGAAGTAGTCCTTTGCGCCTGCTGCCGTGGACAAGGTTGGTGCTGTACCGCCAGCCCACTTGAATACTGCGTTCCATGTAAGCGTGTTGCTACCAGCGTTTTGTATCACAGCCAGAGCGTAGAAGCCACCGTTCTTTAGGTTCGTTGGTGCGCCCATCGTTCTATTTGACGATACAAACGTAAACGTAGCGACTTGACCGCCAGCCGTGCCTGTGTTCCAAGCAATTGTAGCTGCATCAGTAAGCGTCAGGTTAGGCGAGTATGCCGAATCCACAACAACATACCCATCGCCTTTTGGTGTCAGGGTAATGTCAACGTTGGTGTCTGAGCCTTGAGCAGATAATGTAGTTGTCGCTCCTGTAGCCCCACCCGTTACCTGTAGATAATTAACAGCGGAGGCTGTGTGGGCTATTACAAATTGTTGCAGTCTTGATGGAAACTCACCATTTGTATAAAAAAGATGATTGCCCGTACCTTTCGAATAATATTCAAGAAAAATATTTGTATCCGAACCTTTTGCATATATCTGCGGAGAACCCGTAGTCGCTTGCCCTCGAATTTCTACATAATTCACCGCACTAGCAACAGGCGTGACACGCAGGGATTCTGCGCCGGGGGCTGCGCCTAGGGAGATTGCTCCTGATTGAATTGCAAGTCTGGTTACATATCCTGCGTTTACATCACGAAAATAAGCATTTCCGTTAACATCAAAATATGTAGCGTTGGCATTAAAGTCCGAACTAAACGCATTAACCACAGTACCGTTGTTTGTGTAGTAGCCAGTTGAACCTGTAGCCGTAGTGTTGTTATATACGTTTCCACCAGTTACATCTAATTTCCCACTATTTGTGGTAGTGCCAATCCCCACATTACCATTAAAGAAGTTAGCAGCCGAACCCGCAGCGTAAAAGTTCCAACGTCCTGTTCCTGCACCTATGTTGCCGTAGAAACCAAAGTTGTTAGTTGCGCTTGTCATGGTATTTTCAGCATAAATACCGTATTGGTTTGTAACTGTGCCTGTAAATGTACCGGGATTCATGTACATATGAGCAAGAGCCGTAACAGTAGCTCCTGCTGCAACAGTCGGACTTGATAATATCAATATGCCATTTGCTGTTACATCTGATTGAATTGCTCCAGTAATACCAATTGCGTTGGCGCTTGTACCGCCTGTAATATTTTTAGATATATTCAAGTTATTAGTTGCAGAACTTGAACCAATCCCAACATTGCCCGTGTCATCAATCGTAACCGCTGAGTTTTGGATAATCTTGCCCGTTGTGCCGTCAAACCGTGCAATAGCGTTATCCGTAGCGGAGGCAGGACCGACCACATCGCCGCCCAAACCGCCGCCACTGACCACGTTCGTGCCATCGCAATACAACAGCGCAGTTGATCCGTTAGGAACCGAAATCCCTGTACCCGCAGAAGTCTTAAGCGTTACTGCGTAGCCGCCTGTTACCGAGTTTTTGATAATGTAGACTTTAGATGCCGCAGGACAGATTACCGTAGCCGCCGCACCCGGTGCGCCTGAACATTGTAGGATGGCACAACGTGCTTCGTCTGTGGTTCCATCGGCAGTAGTCAGCGTATGACTAGCGGTAGTCCATGTATTAATCGTGGCAAGACCAGCAACAGCCTGCTCAACCATAGAAGTAATGTTGTTATTTACAACATCGCCCCAAGCGCCGTTTAGTTCACCTGTTACGGGAAGAGCAAGCTTAAGTATCGGGGTATACGCGGTTGTCATATTCAGTCCTTACGTCGTGGCAATATCTTGCCAATTTGATGTTTGAGCATCGTTGATATTTTGCCAGTTAGCGTTCTGGTTGTCATCTATTAATTCCCATAACGGCCTTGACGTCAGTTGATCCGAAATCGTTACACCTTCAGACACCGCTGTTGCAAACACCATTATCGCGTTAAAAGCTTCTACCACCTGCGTAGCCTCGTTAACCGAAGCCACAAAATTCATTTGCGCACTGATTGCATCGCTTGCCACCGACAGCTCATTAACACTTGCACCAAGTACGTTCTGTACAACTACCTCATCTGAACCCGTAGCCGTGTCTTCAAACGATACAAAGAACGCAAAACCTACATCTAATGCTTCACTACCTACCGCGCTCTCGCTCACAGACGAGGCAAAATTCATAGCACCAGAACTTACATCAGAAGCTGTAGTCGTCTCATCTACTGATACCGCAAAATCCATTTTAGCCGCGTTTACCTCAGACCCAACCACCGCTTCTGCAACCGATGCTTCAAATGTACCTAGACTGCTAGACGCATCAGACACAACGGCGGACTCCGTAACGGCTGAATTAAACGCGCTTCCTGCCACTACCGTTGCATCTACAGAGGTACTGCTTTCTGTTACAGCCGAGTTAAACACGCTTCCTGCTACTACGGTTGCATCAACTGATGTGCTGGTTTCGGACACGGATCGGTCATAGACGGACATACCCCATCCGGCTTCACCCCAAGTGCCAGAACCCCAGCCGCCTTCAGCCATCTTAGACCGCTACAAGCTGAGCTTCGTCGAACCACCGTTGCTGCGTCCCGCGATCATCCGCCCATTCAACCAAACATTGAACAGTGCCATCCTCAAGCATACGCATGGCTACGATAGGACCGCTAGGAGTCGCAACATTTAACTTAACCACATCACCTTTTTTCATGTTCATTCCTTATGCAGCATCAAGGCTAAAGGTGTAAGTAACATTAAGCTGGTCACCAGACGCAACAGAACGATCACCGGGGGCGGCAAAGTCAGAAGCAGAGAACAGTACGCCGGTTGTGCCACTTTTAGTGTTGTTGCTAATCAGAAACGCACCACCAACCGTAGCTGTCGCATCGATTGTGAAAGCCGATGGCGATGCCGAGTTTGTGATAACCGATGGGTCTGCTGTAGTCGCAGCGGCGAATGTAGCGGCTGGGCGCGTTGCATTGCTGTAAGGAACAATCTCTGTCCACCCAGCGTGAGAAGCTGCGGTATCACCTGCTGCTGGCGTATTGGAGGCTGCTGCGCCATATAGACCAATGTACCAAGTAGCTGTATAAGAGCTGCCTGAAAAATACTTGTCGTTCATGTCTTTTAAGCCGACGTTTACAACGAGGTTCTTTAGGTTCTCTTCCCACTTAACTTGACCATCAGCACCAATACACTGAACGGTATAGACGCCACCTGCGGCGACTTTATCTTGTGCGCCAACAGTGCGGGTAAGTGCCGCTGAAATTTTATCGCTTGACGATGCTTGATTAACTAACATGAAAAACTCCTTTAAGCTGAACGCACGATTGCATTTTGGAAATCGGCTAGTGGAAAATTAATAACAAAGTTGCCACTAGACGTAGTTTTATCTTCACCGAAATCTAGTACGGCGATAGCAGGGTTTGTAACACCATCTGCCTTATAAATAAGCGCACCACGCGCAGTGATTGACGTAACAGGCCAAGTCACCGTTGCAAAGCTAATGAACGCCACACTATTAGATAGCGTTGGGTATGTAGAAATAGTAAGAACCTGCCCACCGGCGGTATACCCAGTGCCAGATGATTCGTCTGCGGTAGAGTACGCCGTAGTGTTTTGATTAAGCGTTGCGGCAGAGGTGTATAACGCTACTTTAAATACTTGCGTAGTCGTGCTGCTAAAGTTAAACACACCCTCTAGCAAGCCGCGCTTATACGAATCAACAATCGTTTGCGTAATCATGTCACATCCTGACGAAACTGACCCGAACGATACGCATCTTGACGCTGCTTGCCATCACCCAACTGCTTGAGCAACATAATAGACTGAAGATACAGTTTCTCGTAGAACGCAACCACATCAGGCTCGCCCTTGATAAACCGTATTGCTTCAATCAATGCGCCGTTAAGTAGCGCCGAATCAAAGTTATCGCCAAGCCATGATGTTCCGGCTGTGACAATCGACTCAGGGTAGTAGAAGTAATGAAGCTCTGCCGTATAAACAGCATCTGGCGTCGGACCGAGGATCAATGTCAGCTCAGTGTCGTCATTGCTATTCGGACCAAAGATTGCATAATACTTTGGCGTACCGGTGCTTGTAGGCGTTGGATAGGCTTGACGGATAAAGTTCACATCTTTGTTTAACAAGAACTCATACGCACCATTTGCCTTGACGATAGCCAAGGAATACACCGATAAGAAATCGGTTGGAGCGGATAGATACTTGTTGTTCGTCGATGTTACGCCCGTGACGTTCTTACGCAGGTTTGATATCTGAACAGTGTTGTAGATTTTCTGTTCAGCTTGCTTTGTAAACATAGCCAATTCATCTACCGTGAAAGAGTTCTCACAGATGTCAGCAATGTTTGTACAAAGTTCAGCGTAGTTCATGCCATCGGACCCCGTGCCATCTTACCTTTCGTCTGCGCTTTACCACCGCGCACTTGAATGCCGCTAGTTTTGGTTGGCGTATTTCTGTTGCCAACACTCACTCGCATAGCTTCTGTTGAGCAATTAACTTGATTGCTCGACAAAGTGTTAGGATCAACACCGCCAGATACCGCAGCTTGCGCTGCGGCTGAATCAATCTTTTTACCTGTCATGGTGTGCGGCTCTGCGTAAACAGAAGCGGGACCCACTTCTTTGCCCATCATTTTTTGGCTATATTTACCCATGATTACCCCTGATTAGCGACTTTGGCTAGACCACGACCCATCTTCTTCATGGCTTCAGAAGTCACACCTGCTGACTTTTTGCCGCCCTTCATCCCCATGACTTTTGCGCCATCAGAACCCAAGTTCTGCACATCAGTCTTACCTTTTTTTGCTACGCCATCAGCGCCACGTTTATATGCCATGATCGGCTCCTAAGAAATAGTAACTTGCCCAACGAAAGAAGTAGTCGTTACACCAACTGCTTGTATTACTTGCGACCGACTCTGCGGATATCCGGTAAAGTCTGGACGTGGATTACGAATTGCTTGCGGGTCATCTACAGGCCACATACCAAGCTGAAGCTGCGGCTGGTCTGGACTCCAGCACTCATTACAAGCTTTAATATTGGTAGTCTTCGTCTTAACAATTAGATAGCGTAGTGTCCGTAGTTTATACCGAAAGCCACAGATATCACACTCCGCAATCGCTTTACTATCAGACGCAAACTTATTACCCACAACTAGCTCCGGATACCGGTAATGCGTGGCACAAAACGCACAGACGCTTTCTCACGATCCTCACCCGCAGCTAACTCAAATTGAAACTCGTACTCTTGTTTTAACATCGGCATACGCGGTGCTAACTCCGGATACTTCATGGCGATGTAATACGCCAAGCCAGCAGAGATTGCCGGTAAGAATCGGAAGTTTGCGTCTTGGGTGTTTGCACCCGTGCCAGCATCGTCGATACGACGCATACGCCAATATTTAAAAACGTAGTAAGGGTCTAATGCCGTACCTTGGTTAGGAACAGGCCATACAACAATCTTAGGGTTATCCCTGAGTCTGCGAACCCATACCTGAATGGGGCGGCCTTGAGCTAATTTGTTAGGGATTGTTGCGTAAGTAGATACGCTAATACGAGATATGGTGAGGTCAGACTGGGTGGAGTAGTTACCTGCGCCTGTACGGATAACATGATCCATTATATCAATCGTATCGGCAGGGAGGTCATACTCAGCTTGACCTTGGATAAGATCAATCTCACCCTCGTCAATCGTCCACATGTTAATGCCACGGTTTTGAAACTCGATGGTCATTAGGTTCATAGACCGTGTGGCGGTGCGAAGATCATAACCTGTACGCAGTTCTCGACCAGCGCGTTCAAACGCCTCTTCAGCCAATTCAGCGAAGTCTAGATTAAATGCGGTGGTTCCAGAAACAGCCATTATCTAAACCCCGATGTTTTCTTAGCAATACGTTTTGGTTGAGCTACAAACTGCTTACCCGCCGCTTTACCTTTACGCTTGGCTTTGGTTGTAGCGGCATACTCAGCAGGGGTCAACGCATCAATAGCCTTCTTTGGCAAATACCGCTCTCCAGTCTCTGACGACTTTTTGCCTGACTTGGTTGTCCATTTCTGGTCACCCCAATCTTTTAGCGATTTTTGCGGAGCTTTCAATCCTTGTACCCCCCGCCTGCTTCTTTGTACTTCTTAGCTACTAACTGCGCCTTACGCGCTGACCACTGACCTGCATTCGTACCGTGAGTTGCTGCGGCTTTTACTTGGGACACAATCCTCTTGCGAAGACTGGGCTTTGTGTAATTGCCAGCAGCGTTCACTTTGCCACCTTCAGCAAACATCTGAAACTTGTCACCGTCCTTACGGCGCATGGTTTTACCCTTCGGCATCTTTGACGGCAGGATTGCACCCATACCACGGCTTGCTCTCATCGCATTACCTTTGCTTTTTTAGGAGCAGCCTTTTTAGTTAGAAACATCTTCTCAACCATTTCTATCCGCTGCGGCTTGGTTGTAACTTTGTTAATGATACTTTTCCGTTTGGCGGAAGTTTGATCTTTATCGTAAAAGCCAGCTTTTTCTAGCGCCTTCTTATTGACCGGACTAGATACCTTACCGCCCTTCTTCATGTAACCCATCTTATTGCGTACTTCAGTGGGTAACTTTGCAAGTCCGGGGTTGCTGTCTTTATCAATGGGTTTCATACCATACGACCTTTTGTTTTGCCGCGAATAGCACAACCATCGGCTCGTTTAGATGCACCAGATTTAACTGACCCACCTTTCTTGTAGTCACGTTTCTTAGTGTAGTCGTAACCTGCATCGGTTGCTGCACGCATATCACGATACTCTTGTGTATCGTCGTCTGTTGGGGGATTACCGCTTAGATCCACTGGAGGAAGACTCTTTACGCCTTCCTTCATTCGCTGACGTTGAATAAAGTCTTTTGCAAACTCATCTGCGCTCTTGCCGCCACGAATCCGCTCAGCAGCTAATTGCGCCATTTCGTTTTGCTTGTCGATCTGTGCTTGACGTTTTGGATCCATGATTACACCATCCTGCCTTTTGTTTTGCCACGGACAGCGCAGCCGTCGCCACGCTTAGATGCTGAAGATTTAACTGAGCCACCTTTCTTAAATGATCCTTCCACAGCCCTACCTGCTCGAACGGCTTCTGCGCGACTTCTACGAGCATTGCCAGTATTGCGCATTATCATATCAATCAAATCACCAACAGGACCGGGGCGGTCAAAACTACCGCGACTAGGTGGAGGACGACGGTTTGCGCCGGGCGTTGCCGATGGACCTTCTTCTGGCATCTCTACGAATTCCGCAGGAGCGGCAGGCAAAGGACGCGCAGGGATAACTCTACGAGGGGCAACAGGCACAGGACGCGCTTCAGGCATACGAACCTCACGACCCATCAGATCAGCCGCTTGGCGATCCGATAAAGTACCCGCCATGCGTAAAGCTTCAGCACGGTCTTCGGAGGAAATGCGTTCGTTGCGACCTGCGCGTAAACCCGCATCAACGTCAGCTTGTGTTAGACCTGCATCAATATCAGCTTGCGTCATTCCGCCAGAAGCATAGCGTTTCTTTTTCATAACATTTTTCCTTTGGTTTTGCCCTTAACACAGCACCCATCTGCTCGCTTGGAAGCAGAACCAACTTTGCCACCTTTAGCCATTTTCTGTGGCTCGTCAAAAGGCAATGCACCCGGAGTGATCTTGCCCATAGACTGTAGGCTGCGTGGACGTGGAGCACCCATTAGTGCGCCCATGCCGGGTGTTTTCATTTTCATTGGTGCGCGACGACCCTTATCGCGCAAGGCTTTAGAAAAAGCAGGGGATGCTGGGACATCGGGGTCATCAACAGATTGGGTTGGAACCATTGCCATGATATTTCCTTAACAGGCGCGTCCGCCGCGATTCATTTTAATCATCTTACCTTGGGTTTTTCCCTTGGATTCGATGCCGCCGCCTTTAGCCATCTTAGTCATGCCGCCACTCTTGGCAGCAAAAGCTGGAACCTTTTTGCCATCTTTCATAACCATTGGCATGCCGCCTTTTTTAAGCGCTGCCATATCGGTTTTCTTGCCGCCGTGCATTTGCTTGTCGTGCATACCAACGGCTTTTTTGACCATGGCTTTGTCTTGTTTCATGTCGCTTTTCATAGCACCACCCTCTTTGAATTTACGGCCTTTATCGGCCTCGTTAAAGTCTTTACCAACGGACTGTGATACACCAACTTTCTTAGCAAACGATGGACTGTGGGCAATCGCCGCCATGAAATTAGCTTGTTTTTTTGAGCTAGAGGGCATCAGCATTTCCACCGTTTGAGGCTTGCAGCCTTGCGTGTAGGTTGACCCTTTTCGTCTTTCATCGGGCCGGGCATACCTGACATTCTGGCACAAAACGACTTCTTACGAGGACCACCTTCTGGCTGTGGAGCCTTTAGGTTTGATCCAGTCGCAGCATTGTATTTGGCGCGTCCTTTGGCGGTTAAACCAGCCCCCTTGGATACGGGTAGCTTTTCGCCACGACCGATAGCCAGAGAGGGGGTTTTCTTAGCCATAGAACACCGTAGCAGTAGCACTAGACAACGTAACGTGAATATCCGTGCGGCAGAGGATACCTTCGCCGGGGATAATGACGTTGACTGTGCCAGCCGCAGCAGGAGCCGTATAAGAGAAGACTGTGGCTCCACCAGAACCTCCGTCTTTAATGACGACTGTGCCGCCTGTAGCGAACGCCACAAGAACGCCTTTTAGTCGAGCTGACGCTGCGTATGCAGTGCCCGTGGTGGTGCGCTCGGCTGCTTTTACATCATATTGCATAGCCATAATTAGCTCCTACTGTTCTTGCGTTTCTTCTGGCGCTTCTAAGCGATTGATAAGCATTTGATAGGCCGCAACAGTTGCTTTTGATTGAAGGAGGAAGACTTCAGCCTTCCCCGCCTCTTTCTGCAACTCGGCAATCTCTGCTTCCAGAAATTCCTTGGTAATCTGCATTATGTATTCGTTGTGGTCAACATAATGTAGTAAGCAGTGCCAGCGCTGTCCACAATCTTCAATGAGTTTGTAGCAGCGCCCTGCGTATTTGCCGTTACCATCGCAGAAGGAACATTAAACAAGTTAGCAACCGTACCCGATCCACTGTTCGTAAAACGAATAAACGAAGCGTTAGTCCAAGTACCGCCAGACGCAAAATCAGAGTCAGCTTGAATAGCTGCGATTGTGCCGCCGGGGTTAGTAGAACTGCCACCCAATGTAGCGCGAAGCGCGTTACCAGCACCAGAAATAGTGCCCGAGCCATTAATTGACAAGCTAACGTGAGCACCGTTAATTGTGCCGCCTGTTGCGCCGCCTACGCCTGTCACTCTGGTCAAGGCGCGGATTGTTTCACCGGAACCTGTTGAAGTGAATGTTAAGCGGGAGTAATTTAAACGCGTATCGCCGGTTGTAGCCGAAGAAGTTGCGTAAGCGGAGTCAATGTTTTGAGCGGTAGTTACAACAATAGGGTCAGTGTCTGTGCCAGAAACAAAACCGTTAAGCGATTTGACTGGGCCGCTGAATGTGGTCAATGCCATGATAATTCCTTGTATATGCAGTACTTCGCCTTATAGTCTCTGCATCGTCCGCTGGGGCGGTCTATAAGGCTGGAGGTTCCCAGATATGCTATTTATACGCTTTATTTAGTTATGGTGCAAGGAGTTTGTTTGCAATTAAGTCTTTATCGGTTTGCGTCTGTGTTGCGCCGATGCCACCATAGCTAAACGTATAGCCCGCCAATCGCCCCTTGGATAACGGCTTGCCAGATTTAAGGGCGCGATTCAACGTAGGCATTTTTAAACCGTAATAGCTTAGTACGGCAGTCAAGCTAGGAAACAAGATTCCATCAGGCATGACAAAGACGGTTTTGCTCATCTTGGCTTTTGATTCCGCCGTATGCTTGCGACCCTCCCAATGGCTGTAATGGCCGGCTTCTGCGGCGGCACGTATCTTTGCCTTACCTTCTTCAGAAATCGTTCTGGGAGCCTTTTTGATGCCTCTCTGGGAATCGCCTATCTTTTTACGTGTCTCTTCGTCTCGAGTTTTGCCGAGCCAAGGTTTGACGGGATTGGCTAGTTTGCTGGCGCTGATTTTAGCTTTGGCTTCGGCTGTGTGAGCAACGCCTACGCGAGGGTGATTAAAGTAATCCTCTGCGTAAAATTCTTTCAGAGAAGTAGAAATCTTTTGCTTTTGCGGATCGCCCATTGCTCTGCCGTAATTAGGGGTTGCTTCAGCGGGGGCATCCCTCCAAGGGGCGTCTGATCTATATCCAGAGTTGTAGCAATATGGCTTTCCTACGTGTTCTTTTAAATAACGATCTTCTATTTCCTGTAGGTTTAATAAATCTGGCACTTCTTCAATAACCACAAAATCAAATTTTGCCTCACCGTACTTGTTCCAAGCGGCCTGCAAATGTTTACAGTGGTGTCGATTGCCACGCAATAATTTGCGATGTTGACGGAAACGCACTTTTTTATGGATGGTGCTACCTACGTAAAATTTATCGTTAACAAGGTTAACAATCTTGTAAATAACTTGGCTCATTACTATCTCCGGTACAAAGCTAATGAGACTCTAATGTACCATCGGTACTCGCGCGTGTCAACAACAATAAAAAACCCCTCCGAAGAGGGGTTCCAATCTAGCGTAAACGCTTGATTTATAAGGCTTAGGCTCCGGGTGAACCGAAGATACCCAGCGGATCGCTCACTCCAAACGAGTACCGCTCTCGTGCTTTATAACGACTGTTCCCTGTATCAAAATCGGAATCCATTCCTGTTTGCATTGGAGTGCGGACGAAATGTTTCAGACCGTTAGGCACGTCAGTCAACAGGAACCAAGCATTGGTGTCGGTCAGGTAGTTATTGATTGTGTAACCACCGGGGATCGAACCGTTGTTCTCGATTGCGTTGATGTCGTTATCAGCCGTACCAACACGCAGTTTTGTTTCGAGCAAACGAGTTGCCACGAACTGAAGTGCTGGAGGAATGACCAACTTGGTTGGCTTAGCGGCGATCAGCAGACCACGTTCGTCTGTCCACGCTGCGATCTGAATAACGGCGGCTTCCAAGGAAGTCTCGTTCAGGTCCGCTGCAACAGAAGGACGGTTGCTGTTTACACCGCCAGAAACCAGCGGATGTGCAGTCGAGCAAAGGACTTGACCGTCACCGTAGGTATAACCAGCAGCAAATGCGTTGTTAAGGATATTAGCTGCCTTAACCTGCTTGGTGTATGCCATACCGCGAGCCAATGCTTTGGTGTAACGTGACGACAGGCTGTCGTACAGGTTATCTTCAATCGCTTCTTCAGTGATCGAAAAGCCCATTGCGATGGTTTCGTGGTTGTAACGTGCCGTCCAAGCTTCCTGCGCGTTGTCATAAGCCATCGCAGCGCCTTCATTCTTGACAGGAGCAGCGTTAAAGCCCGACAGCTTGGTTTCTTCTTCGAACGAACGCTCTGAAGATTCTGTTTCAAAAATCTCTTTGTGTTGTTCGCCGTACTTTTTGTACTCAAGACCAAACAAGGCGTTCAAGCCCGGAAGGAGTTCTTTAAGTAGTTGTGCGCGTGAAATAGCCATGATTTAGCTCCTTATACGCCGGTTGCGTTGTTGTACTGGTGCATGCCAAAGTTGATCTTGACGATCACTTCTGGGAACACATCAGCAGCAGTTGCTGTATCTCGAACCACATCAATAATACGAATAGGCAGAGTGTTGGTTGTGGCAGTCGAGTCCAAAAGAGCTACTTTCGAGTCACCAGTGATGGTCGAACCAGCGTTTTGAACCAGAGTAGCGTTGTTACCGATGGCGCTGATACCAACACCAGTGATAACGGTTGTGCCAGAAACAACGGCAACTTGAAACAGCGTATCAGGATCATCTGCAACGACTGCAAAAATCTTCGTGCCAGACTTGATAGCGGTGCTAGCAGGATAATATTGCTGTTGTTGGATCTGACCTGTTGATGCGTTGGTGAAACTTACACCAAGAAACACGCCGACAGGAGTAGCCGTAGTCGTACCGGCGTCCTTTTCGATTGTGCCATCAGAAACACGCTTGACGAGATCACCGTAGAAAATGTCAGTAGCATAGCCACTAGCAATTTCCATTAGGCGGGTTGCTCCGGAGAACACCTGCCCACCGATCAAGTTGATCGGCTTTAGCCCGTAAGGGGCGCTTACAGTTGGATAAGCCATTTAAGACTCCTAAGTTTGATTACCGGATCCGAAAGTAACCCTTGATTTACGCTCACTAAAGAGCGGCATCGTGGGATTATTTTCTTTCATAAAGTTATTATCTACAGCCCGCATCTGATTTTCACTCTTTTGTTGAATGGAATCGTCACGAGCCTTGACACGTTCTGCCGGTTGTTTGCATAACATCAGCCCACCAATCACGATGTTGTCCTTAAACTGACCGTTTTCGACAATCAGAATCTGGATTTCGGGATGGTCTGCTGCCTTGCAAGGTTCCCAGCCAGAACGAATTTGTGTGGAAAAGTTCGTAGCATCAGCTTCGCCGCGTGTCGCGATACGCACCCAATGAAATCTCCATCCTGCCTGCGGTTTAGGGCTTGGCAAGGTTTCGGGATCCAGCCATGCTTGAGGGCGGGATTCGGTTTCACGAGTTTGTAGATCTTGAGGTAAACGATTTTGAGCCATGATTATTTCCTTTGTCCTAAAGCAACCTGTTTGGCGTATTCTTCAAGCGGAACTCCAAGCCGTTTAGCCAGAGCTACCGAAGATGGGGTCAGCACAATCTTTTTTGGCGCGGTGCTGCGCGTTGCGGGAGCGACTACGTTAGATTTCTGTCTTGGTTTTTCAACCTCAACTTCCTCGGCGTCGTCAAACTCGTCGGGAAAAACTTGTCGCATGCGAGAATTGATCTTCTCGTAGTATTCATCTGAGCGAGGGTCTAAGCCCTGTTTTACTAATTTCTGGTGCAACCCCAGAGCAAAGCTCGTCATCTCGTCATCCGAGCCAAACCATGAATTTTGTTTCTGCCAATTCACAGCTTTCTCGTCAACTTGCGGACTTGGGGCGGTTTGTTGCTGTTTTACTTCAACTTCTGGTGTTTGTACAGCGGGTAAGCGAAAATTATTTACACGATCAGCTTTGATTTTAGCCGCAGTCAATTCATCTTGCGCTGCAACAACGGCATCAGAATCACCCGATTCGTAGGCGATTTTGTATTTAGCCTTGGCTTGCTCTACCTCTGTAGCAGTAGCGCGTTTAGCCTGCTCAAGAAGGACTTCTTGGTTCTTTCCAACCGTACCTTTTAGATTTTTGTTCTCCTCAAGGATCTGCTGGGCGAATCGAATAGCCTCTTCTTTCTCGCGGAAAGCTGTCTCTTTTGCGCGACGTTCGTCATGATAGCCCTTGGTTAAGTGGCTCATGCGTTTACGCACTTTTTCGGAGTAACCCTCTAGTTCTTCATCCGTTGGGTCTTCCGGAGGGTCAGATGGTTTGCGGTTGCGATCCTGTGGTGGGGTGTCATCCACAATTTCGATCTCAACCTCTGGTTTTTTGTCTTCTGGGACATCAACTTCTACCTCTTTTTCAGAGGCGCGGCCTTCTACTTCTACTTTAAAGTCTTGCTTGTCTAGGTCTTCAAACCCAAACTCGACTGGTTCCATAGCCATAATTTATCCTTTAAATAGCACGCGAAACACCACGCGGATCGGCAACAACAGCTTCAATGCTGTCATCGTTTATCAAACGTAATTCCTGACCATTGACGTGAAGTCTTGTGCCAGTGTGAGGGCGGATCACTACATAATCACCAATTTCGCACCACGGTCCGTTAGGAAACCGGTCTTTATCGCTATAGGCTTCTGCACCCATATCTAATACCAGCCCAACAGTGGTCATGATTCGTTCTTCGTTCAGAGTACGATCTGCCTTAAGAATACCTGAGTCAAACTCTTTCTCAATCGTAGGCAATGCGATAAGCAAACGGTAGCCAACAGGCTTAGGTAGCTGTTGTTCCATTTCTGCTTCGGTTACTTCGACTTGTTCAGTCATTGTCGTCATCCATATAGTTACGAGCAAGGTCAAGAATTTCACGCTGCGCCAGACTTAGACCTGTAATCAGTCCGCACATATTCCGGTAATGGGTGTAATCTTTACAACCCCCATCAGCCATGAACTCGGTAGCAGAGCTTTTATGCTCGTTTAACTTTTTAATCAGCGCGTCAAAGACGGTGTTTGCCATATTTATTCACCCTTTTTGTTAGAACTCATGTAAGTCTTTAAGAAATCCATTTTGTTCTTGTTTGTTGCTTGCTTACCTTGCAGTGCAAGGCGGTTTGCTTCATTCTCAGCAGAAACACCTAGTTTCTGTTTCTCAAGCTCAAGCTTAGCGGCGGCAAGTGCGACATCTGCCTTATCTTTCTCGGCCTTACGCTGCACGTCGGACTGCTTGATTTGAACTTCTGCTTGCTGCAACTGGAACAACGGATCTTGCTGTTGTTGTTGAGCTTGCTGTTGCGCTGCTTCCTGTTGGTGAATCTGCGTGAGTTGTTGTCCAGCATCGGCAACCAGTCTAGCCAACTGAACTTCAATCTCTTCTGGCAGCTCTTCATCAGGAGCGGGTAGTGTGACACCAAGTCTTTCTTCAATCTGCTTGCGATACTTAAATGCCAAGTGCTCTGCGATGTGGGCTTGGAGGGAAGCCATCATCTGTTGAGCCATTGGGTTTTGTCCCATCGTCTGCGCAATCATTGGGTCTTGCATAAACGATGTATGCGCCATGAGGTGAGCGTCTTGGTCTTGGTAGATAAACGCTTTAACAGGCTTGCCGATAAGAATTGCCATGTTCTCCGATACGGGATCTTTTGGCTTTTGGTCATCAGTCGTCGGTACAAGTTTGTCGGCATTCTTAATGCCTAGAACCTCAATCATCTGACGGTGCAACTGTGGCAAGTCATAAATCTGTGGAGCTTGTTGCGCCATCTGTAATACGGCTTGGTACTGAACGACTCGTTGCGCCATTGTGCTGCTGTTAGGATCACTAACAGGGATGACATCAACCATCGCATAATCTGACTTCTTAGCGCGTGGCTCGCCTTCGTCTGGCTGATACTCATACTCTTCTGGCGCATAGTCTGCCATGATAGCTTTGAGTAATTTAAACTCTTGCTTCATTGCGTAATGAACACGAGACTGCACTGCTGCCATAGGTTTGAGGGTGCGCTCAAGTAAGGCAAGAGTTGTTCCAACAGGGGCGTTTGCGCTCATGTCAGAAATGTTCATATCACTGATTGCGCCTAGACGACGGCCTTCGTCGGTGATGCGTTGTAACAAGGTTAGAAGCGTTTGGCTTGGCTCCTTGTACGGCATCATTAGGATATTGTCTTTAATGCTTCCGCTAGGTACATCTACATCACGGAATTCGCCGGGGGCGATAGGTGTGTCGTCACCCTTTACCCGCAGACCGCGAGACTTAAGACCACCGGGAAGATTAGCAAGAGTGCCAGCATCAACAAGCTGACGAATAATAGAAGTACCTGCACGGGCGTATCCTCCAATAATGTGGATCAACCCCATACCGTAAAAGCCAAAGCCGGGGACATATACATAATGCACAAAGTGCTGACGCTTAAGTCTTAACTCATCATCTGGATTCCAATTACGGCGAATAGCCAATACGGTAGAAGTGCTGCGTTCAATCGTAATAACATAAGGTTTAGCAAGATCATCTTCATCGTCTACTCCGGGAATGTTGTAGTCGATGTGTATCTCACACAGCGCATAGCGTTCATCATCAGACAGTGTGTAGCCGCCCTCTTCTGCTTTACGCTTTTCGATATCTGTATGGAACGTCTCTGGCTCGCCTAAGTCTACATCGCAGTAAAAACCACTAGCTTGAAGTTTCTTGACTTCGTTCTTAGTCTTGCGCATGATGTGTGTCACGCGCTCAGCACTCTCAATATGGGACGCGCCATAAGGCACAATCACGTCCTCGGCGGGAATGTAGATCGAGACTTGACGGTTTAAGCTTGGGTCAAAATAAACTTTCTTAAACGCTGAGCCAGCCAACCCAAGTGAATACAACGCACGCTCATGCTCAGGGCGGTATTCCACCATGACATCAGTCAGCTCATAGTTCATGTCATTTTGGACACGCTTGGCTGCGTCTTCTTTCTCTTTTGTGATCTTGCCGATAATCTGCGTTCTTACAGGACCGGCAGCCGGGAAAGTCTCGGACATTGCTTCGGCTTGGAATCTTATTGCGGCTTCTGCTAATACTGTAGAGTAAACCCCGCAAGCATCTTGCCAAGGTTCTGTGCGCTCTTCGTACTTAAAGCCTAAGACATCTAAGCCCTTGACATAAGTATCAGCCCAGTCTTTACGACTGTTCACGTCTGCATCGACAAGCTCAAGTAACTCAGAGGCAAGTGATTGAAGTTCGCCGTCATCGAGAATCTCTGCAATGTTTTCGTTAAACTCGCTGTCTTCTTCTAGTTCTTTTTCTGGAATGAGCGTAATTTCTACGCTGCCATCAGATAGAGTGACCATCTCAGGGTTAACAATATCTATTTCGAGTGCGGCTTCGTCTTGATCGTCTATTCCAAGAGGGGCGGCGTACAGACCTTTTTCCATGACTTATCCTTAGTAGTAAGCGCCTTTGCGCCTAAATGATCTTGGTTCATCTATTTCATCCGTTTGTAAGCGAATGAACCCGCCTTTGCGGAAACGAAGTAAAGCTTGACTTGTACTATCTACAAAGTCATCGTGATCCGAGTTTGGAAATGCTGCTAATTCTTCTATCACTTCTTCTGCCCATCTCTTTGGGGGAGCCCATACCTTTCCGGATGCAAATAAGTCGGATATAGCGTTAACGCGCACAATCTTATCATTACCCCTAGTCGGCGTAAACTCCTGAACCGGTATGCCCATCGCCCGTAACTCATAAATCAGTGGCGCACCAGAGGCTTTGGCTTCCACAATAAACGAATCTGGCTCCCATTCTTTGTAGTATTTCATGGCAATTTCCTTTAACTCCGGAAACTCCATCCTCTTTTTAAAGGCGTCTAATAAAATAAGATTAGGATCTTCTGGGTTCTCGTTTGGGTAGAAAACACCCCAAGTCGTACATGCCGAATAGTCAGCCCTCTCGCTTTTTGAGAATGCCGTATCCCAGCTCTGTAAGATATATTCACATGGAGGAGGCTCTTCTTTCTCCCACAGCTTCCACCAATCTCTCTTAATTAACGCACCCTCTTCGGACGTTGGGCTTTGTTGGTACTGAGCATTCCACTTTGCCGGAGGGAGTTCATCTCTGAGAGCGTCTAATTCCTCGTAGCTCCAAAACTCAGGCCAAAGAGGGTTGCCGGAAGGTAAGATTGCCGGAAATTCAATTAGCTCCCAAGTCTCGCCGTCTCTCTCCATTGAGCTTTGTAAGATCCTGCCCGTTAAGTCTTTCTTCGACCAGCGCGTCATAACAATCACAATTGACCCACCCGGCTGAAGACGCTGCCGAGGACCTGAGGTGTACCATTCATACACAGAGTCAAATATCTCAGGGGAAGATGCCGCTAGCTTCGCCTCTTGTTCAGAGTGTGGGTCATCAATAATCAAAAGGTCAGCACCCTTACCCGTTACCGTACCTCCAACCCCAATAGCAAAATACTCGCCGTTGTGATTAGTTGACCATCGTCCCGCTGCTTTCGAGTCTTGTCTCAAGCTTACATTCGGGAAAACTTTGGCGTATTGCTCACTCCCTACTAAGTTCCTCACCTTACGTCCAAATCCCGTCGCCAATTCCGCCGTGTTCGAACACTGGATAATCTTCTTATTAGGATACTTCCCTAAAAACCAAGCCGGTAAAAGGTAGCTTGCAAACTCAGACTTCGTATGTCGCGGGGGCATATTAATGATCAGTCTCTTTAACCTTCCTTCCGCAATATCTTGAAACTTCTTTGCCATCACCTTATGGTGTCGCCCATTCACAAACCCGGGCCACATCTCATTTGTGTAAGCCATAAAGTCTTTCTGAGCCTTCTCTCGTTTAACAGAAGACTCGTAATCCGCAAGCATAGCCAAGAACCCTTCTTGCTCAGCCGCCGGTAAGCTCTCTATGGCTTTCGTGATCTCATCTAAATTCATATATTCTTAAACTTAATCCAAGAAGGCCGAACACTTCTTCCACGATTAGGAACCCTCTTACAAGCCCCACTCTCACATAACCTCTTAACCATCCTATGCACATTAGACCTACTCTTATCTCCAGTAAGTAACATAATGTCATCTATAGAAGGACCAAACCCAAACCTCTTCCACCACTCCTCTATAACCATATATATCTCTTTCTGTCTCTCAGTCATAATCTTCTCTATACACTCTTCCCGTTTCATAAAATATACCCCCCCACCCTTTTGTATCCAAAATCATAAGGGGGGTGTTTACACTATAACAATGTTACAGTGTGTTTGATTTATCCGGATATACATGGGGGGCCTCTTCATTGGATTTTTGATTGGGTGATTCGTGTGGATCTGATTTTTGTGATGTTGATTCGTGTGGAATACTATGTATATAGTCCATAGGGTACTCAACGCCTAAGTCGGGGGGTGCGGGTACGGTGGGGTCGTCATCCGGCTGATTCTGATTCTCTGGCGGCGTCTCGTTTAACTCGGCGAGTAATGAGTCAGCGTCATCGTTGACTGTGATATCTTCGGCTTGGGTATTCATTACAGTCTTAAGCTGATCTAATAGGCGTTGACGGATATCGTCTGACTTATGTACTACTAAGGTTTCCTTTCTATCTAAGAATAGTCCAACCTCTGCTACGCTTCCCAGTAGTTTGAGACAAGCCACCCTTTGTGCTGGGGGAAACTCTTCGTCTAATACATGCTTGGTTAACTGAGATACGACTAGGGATCTCAATTGAGTAGGGGTTTGGTATTCCTCGTATGCTTTCTGGGCTCTAAAGGACTCCACTGCTACTTGTATTCTCTCATCCGTTGATAGAACACTCGCACGACTTCCTACACTCTTGGGACTACCCTTAGCACCATAGGCTTTCCTATATGCTCCTACCTTAGTGCCTTTACCTAATGCTAGCTCTTTAGCGAACTCTATTTGTCTATTAGTAAGGTTGACAGGAGAACCACTAGCTCCCCTTAGTAACTCACTCATAGGGATTTGTTCTAGTCCTCTCTCTATCTGTTCTCTACTGAGTTTCAACTTAGCCATAAAAATATGCGGGATTTTAGGTTTCGGGTTTCTTAACTGGGGAATGTTCCACGTGAAACATGGGGTACAAAAGAAGAATATACGATTACTGGGGGAATGTACAGCACCCTAGGAACGATTTAAACCCACCGCCACGCCTTTTATGGCTTAGTTGATACCTAGACATAGGGCAAAACAACGCTTACTTTTTATATGTTTCACGTGAAACAATCCTAATCATATTAGGGTAAACACCTAGAAAATAATTGATAATTATATGTATTGAGATGCAATAGGTGTGATCTAATTAACCAATGCAATACATCAATATTTATTAACCATGTATAGGAGTAGTAACTATGAGCATAACGACACAACCTTACGTTATCAATAAATTGACTTTCTTTCGACGTGTTATCCCCACACGCTCCGCAAAGCTGAACACTTTCGAAGTGTTTCCATCTGAACAGCACAAATTAAACATTGTTAGAACAAGCCTAGAAACCCCTACAGGCACAGCCCATAGTGTCGGCTTTGTGTTTGATGGTGTCGCTTATCACCTTGAATCAGAAATGAAATTCACCCCAAACCAACCGGAGTAATACACCATGAAAACCACAATAAACGGCATCACAATAGAGATCGAACAATATGACGATTCTTCAAATTGTTTCCTCTCTTATAAAAAATATGATTCTTCCCTAGCACTCGCTGAGGACTTGGGAGGTTTTGAGGACAGCGACACAGGAGAGATACACCCAATTGATCCGGCAACGCTTTATAAAATTTCAGCTTGGGCTTATGCCAACGGATACTGAGGAACAATGACAATGAACATTACCGTATCAATCAAGAGCCACTACGGCACACAGTACATATACCCCGTTTGCGATGCCGCTCAAAAGCTTTGCGACCTTACTGGAAAGAAAACCCTCAGCCAACGGGATATTGGCATCATTAAATACCTAGGTTATTCCATCAACGTACAACAGCCGGAGATTACATTGTGAACAATCAAACCCTTTTAGACTTACTCACTCTTGCCCTTCCCTATGTTGAGGACTGCGCCGAGAATACAGACTATAAACCCGCCGCCGTTCAGGCACTCGCCGACCGCATACGGGCAGAAATTAACGCAAGCGATTGGGACTATTACGAGTTTTCAATAGGAGAGCATTTTGTCCCCGCCATTATCAATGGCGACTACACCGGATTAAACGACACCGAAGAAAGACAGTTAGATAAATTTTTAGCTGAATATAAAAATGGTCACTGGGGATATGAGGACTTAATAGGATTCTCTGAGGACTGCAGGACTTGCGAAGTATGCGACCAATACACCAAAACAATGCAATTGCGCTTTCACTTTAAACAATCAGACAGAGGTTAAGCCATGACACGCAAAGACTACGAACTTATCGCCGCCGTTTTAAAACGATACACCGACACAGACAACGCCCACATCGAACACATGGCAGAAACGGACTTCGAACCATCAGACACAGACCGAGCCAGATCGAGCCGCACCCGTCTTATTATGCGGGATATTGCAACCGCACTAGAAACAGAAAACCCCCACTTTAATCGTATAACATTCTATAAGGCTTGCGGACTATGACCGACCACCACACCCCACAACGCCAAGCATGGCTTAGGACTCTGCAACCCCGTCCATTTCTTGCAGATACCGCCGCCGCACTATTAGCCGTCCTTGCTTTACTCGCCGCCCTTTTTGTTTTATAAATACAATACACGAGATCCGGAGAAATCATGTCACACCAACAAGAGGCACTACAGCGTGCGACCACTTCGCAAAGCTTCAGCAACTATCCCCTAATCATTCAGGGCTTCAGCGAGCGAGGCATCCCGCCCGAACAGATCCGCCCCCGAGAGAATGTTTTTACTTTCAACGCTTGGAGACAACTCAGCCGCACCGTAAAGAAGGGAGAGAAGGGAGTGCAGATTATTACTTGGATACCCTGCGAGAAGGACGGCGAGAAGTTTATGCGACCAAAGACTACTACCGTTTTCCACATTACCCAAACTCAGGAGCTAACAAAATGATCCAGACCATTAATATATTTGATTTTCGGGACGCGTTTCACCGCATGGGGCGAACTGAGCAATTCAGTAACGCCGCCCTGAAAGTTATTTTCGACTACATCGAAGACTACGAACGGGACACAGGCGAACAGGTCGAGCTAGACCCGATAGCTATTTGTTGCGACTGGGCAGAAGACACGCCCGAAGGTATCGCACACGACCACGACATAGACCTAGAGGGAGTAGAAGAGGACGATATCCACTCCGCCGTAATGGAGTACCTCTGCGACTCGACACACGCCGAAGACACAGGAACGGGCACGATTGTTTACATCAAATTCTAAGAGGCACGCCATGCAAACCGACCTTATGAAATTGTCAAATAGTCTTTTCGACCTGTCGAGGGACTGTCCCAAGGAATACGAAACCGTATTAATTGAGGCATCAATAGCACTTATGAAAATCAACACCGCAACCGAGGCACACCATGCAATCAATTAACTATATTCACCAAGAACTAATTACAGTTTGCCCTTTCCCGCCCGAGAACGAGCCGCATTTTATTATCCAGATCCGCTCATTTTCCGGACGAAAGACCAAGCATATAAACATTACGCCCGAGCAGTTTAAAAAGATCGAGCGAATTCTAGAGGGTTTGCCATGCTAAGAGATCTAGCCGCCGCAGTAATCGAAACCCTACCCGCTCAGTCCGGCACACTTTATGCCGCCTTGATGGGGCAGGGATGCACGCTCAGCCAATACGAGCAGATCCTAGAAGCACTCACCGAGACCGGACTAATACGGCAGGACGGGCAGTTAATCGACAGCACGCCACAGGGTAAAAGCTTTTTACTACTGGCATCAAAAGGCTAATTTTTGGGAATTCCCTACACGCAAAAAAGGACTACAAAATGCAAATCTCTTACCACAAAAAACATCCAGTCAAAGGTTGGCATCATGTTATTACGGCAGACGCAAAAGACCCGCACGCATGGCGCACCGATCAAGACCAATTTGTAATTCAATTTATAAAGAAAACAGGCGCAGGAGTTGTCACAATGGGCGCATCAATGTGGGAGGTCAAGAAATGATTCGATCCGGCTCTTGGGTAATCGTCAACCGACAAACAGGCGAGGCAATACTGGAAACCTTCAGCGAAAAGGTAACTAAGGCTATCAACACAAAAAAGTATCAGGTAATGACAGCATACGACTACCTATGCAAACTCAACGCAAACATCAAGGCACAACGATGAAACACCTATTCAACATATGGCTACAAGGTCAGCACTCGGTAACGACCATTATGGCAAACAGCGCACAGCAAGCCGCTACTATTTTTATTGCTCGCAATGATCTAGAAATAGCAGAAGATCATCCAGACCTAAACATCAAGCAGATTTATTAAAAGGCTATCAAAATGAAATACGAAACCAAGTGCTGTACTGTTTTCGATATACCAAGCGATCCGCTTGCCCGTAAGGTGCATTTTTATGATGTAACTATTGCGCTGAATTCTTGGGATGAAAACGAAGACGCAGAGGACGAGCAGATTTTCTTTTATATGGACGGGCAACCACTAGAAGTCGGCATGATTTTAGGTGATGGCTTTGTAGTTTCACACATTGACGAGGAATAATAAATGAACATCACACCAGACCAAATTAGCAAGATCAGAGAAGCAATGCACCTCGCAGGGTACTTTGCAGAAAACCCAAGCAAAGAGCAAACCGCCCAAGACAGGTCAACAGTTAGAACGGCATGGGAAGTAATTTATTCAATCGAACGAGGAGAGCAAGAATGAAAACCTACCAAGTAACTATCAAAGCAGTTATTACAAAGACTTTCGAAGTGGAGTGCGAAGAGGAGGGGCAAGCATACGAGGAGGCGTGCGAGTTATTTAGCTGTGATTGTGATGGGGTTGACGAGGACTATGAACAAGACGCAATTTCAATTAAAGAGGTGACAGCATGAACATTACAAAAGAGCAATTTCAAGCAATCGAATGGGCACTCACTCTTGCAGAGTATTTTGTAGCCGATCAAGAGCCATCTAATGATTGTCATAAGGATGATTTAGAAACCCTGACAAATGCACAGAAAGCCATTGCAGAGGTTCGTAAACAAAATGAGGTGACAACATGAACATCACGCCGGAACAACTAAGCACAATCAGATCCGCTCTATGGCTTGCAGGGTGGCTTGTCACAGACTCAGAAAAAGACGGGTACATCGAACTACTTGAATCCGACAGAGCCACTGTTAAGAAGGCTTGGGATACCGTCTATCAAATAGAACTAGGGGTAACAGCATGAAGATAACGCTCAGGGACTACCAAACAAAAGAGTTTGTTAATTCAATAGGTATCGTTGACAAAGGGGTGTTTGTATTAGAAAAACCTAGCCCGACTTGGTATCGAGAGTACGCCGAGGCTTTGTATTTTATTAACAATGCCGATGCAATGACCGGAGTTATTGCCGATGACTGGACAGATGACTACGAAACACCAATCAAACCCTACATGACTTACGAGGTGACAGAATGAACGCTATAAACACAATCCAATCACTTATCAACCTGATATACGAACTCTATCCTGACGATCCGGCGATGTACGACTGCGAGGCAATCATTCAGAACGCACAAGAAACTATCAAACAACTAAAGGAACTAGCATGAAAGAACTCGAACAGAAGTGGACTAACGATATCGCCGCCTTGCTAGTCGGCAAAAAGATCACCAAGGTACGCTACATGACCGAGGCAGAGCGGGACGAGATCGGATGGTACGCCCGTCCGATTGTGATCGTATTGGATGACGGCACAGCACTATACCCAAGCCGAGACGATGAAGGTAACGATGCAGGATCAATCTTTACCAACAACGATTCACTTCCAACTATCCCTGTTTTTTGAGAGGCAAGCATGAGCGAATTTTATATAGACGATAGCCAATTCAACGGACTGGACAGCGATGCACCAGACCAAGGGATAATCATTGAGGCGCTGAAAGATGTTGCTGACAAGCTAGATTCTGAGGGCGTGTGGTGCTGTAAAGGCAACTATCAAATGCACTTTTGGAGTGATGAAGAAAAACCACAAACAATATTCTCTAACGCCTTTGTCCTATCAAATCCTGACGATCCAAACGACTCAACCACAGAAAACTATTCCTATTACTTTGAGATCAAGAGAGCATCATGAAAACAAACCTAGAACTAGCGCAAGACTTTGCCATCGAGCAATGCCTATCCGACTACCCACCAGAGGCTACCTACGCAGAGATATACGAGTGGATAGAGAATGGCACAGAGGACGAGGACGGCAGTCGGTTAGTCACGCCTTGGGAGCCGCTCGAATACTGCGACATATTGCACATCATGGACAACATGGTCAGCGCAGTCGCAAGGCTATTAGACAAACATAAATTGTCGAGTTAGCAAAAAGCTATTCACACTGTAACAATGTTATAGTGTAATATAACAGATGAGCGAGTGCTTAACTATGTCAGTGGAGATGCTATGAAAAACTACGAAGTAACATTGATCGCAACAGTACGGAAGGTTATCCCTGTGAGAGCTAATGATGGTAACGAGGCGATGGATATTGCCGCAGAAGAGATAACCTCTGGTGATATAGACCTAAGTGACTGGGAGGTTCTTGAAATTGGCGTTGATGACGCAGAGGAAACTTATGAAGAAGACTAATCCAATACATGTGGTCAAGCCGCTAACAATGTTTACGCTTAAGCAAGTGGCTACTAGACCTAGATGCCTAGATATTCTCACTATGCCTAGCCGTATGGGCGGCGCATTGTTCTACCCAAAGGAGATTTAAATGACGGTGAAAGTAAAGATCGGTTCAGCATATGAACCTAAGTGGTTCGAACGCCGCTACACCCAAGGTACTTATTCGGCTAAGAACATACCACCCTGCGAGGAAACAGCGTGGCTACAGAACGCCATGCTAGGCACATACAAACCTAAGATTCGGCATAAGGCTATTTTGTTTCTGATTGGATCCGCTGTGGGGATCTACTGTTTAGCCTATCTATGACAAACATACTGCTAGCTTTTGCTGTCGTGACTAGATCAATCCTGTTAGTAGGATTGGTTACTGCGCTCATCATATGGCTATCACTAAAGATCGGAGATTGAAATGAAGAGACTAATCGTTGGGGCTTTACTGATTGTCGCATCAACCGCATACGCTGAAACATGGCGTACACCTAACACTAACGGCGGCTACATCGTCATTACTAGCAGAGACTGTCCAGAGTATCCGAACAAAGGACTGCGCTCAGGATATACATACATTCAAGGCGGCAGGACGCTGACATTTTGTTGGGCATTCATTGATGGAATGATTAAAGCTCTATACAAAGACGGGACTGAGTATATGTACAACCCCGCAAACTTTGAGAAGATTCCGGCAGGGAGACAAGGATGAACAGGGACATGAGGGACTACAAACAGCTATTGAGGGTGCTAGAGAACGGCTACATGATGACTCATGATGAAATGAAACAGGTGGCAGAGATCATTAAGGTGCTGAAGGCTGACGCAGATAGGTATCGTTGGCTTAATCGTTCAACAGCCCAGTTGTTTATGGTGACTGACAAAGAGATGGACGAGCAGGTTGACCGAGCGATGAACGGGGGGCGGGAATGAACGAAGGATTTATAACTTTTATATTTTTTATTGTCTGGTCGGTCGGCATCTTTAACCTTGGGTGCTATGTCGGTGAGCGGGATGCGAAAGAGGAGATGCAAAGATGAACGAACGAATCAAAGCGCTTGCTGAACAGGCGGGGTTATGGCCTGCTGTTACCGATGTATTCCCAAAAGAACTTGAACACTTTGCAGAGCTAGTTCTTCAAAACTACGCTAGTCAATTGATAACTGACGCAGAACAAGCAAGGAAAGATGAGCGTGAGGCGTGTGCGAGGTTGTGTGATAAATATCAGGCAGAAACGATCAGAGCAAGGGGTAGGAAATGAATTATGAATCCGTTGTGTTTGCTTTATCTACTTTTTTGATTTTTGCTTCGGTGTTTGCGGGCATTGTCTATTGTTTGATTCTGATTAAAGAACTGTGGCAAAAACACCGTGGGGGAAAAAGATGAACGATATTTTTTTAGTTGTTCGGGCGCTCAAAGAAGTAGTGAGCGAGCCGCATTGGTATGACGTTGACTGCGTTGACGAGGGTTACCGAGCCGCTCTTAGGCTAGAGCAGTTAAAGCCTGTGATGGTCTTGTCAACAGGAACAAAACTCTACGCACTAGACGAGGAGACGAAATGAGCCGTGAAATTATGCAGCAAGCGTTGGCTAAGTTTGAAAGCCTGTGGGAGATTGGCATTGATGCTGTTTATAAGGTTGAGTTACTTCCTGAGATTCGCGCCCTACGCCAAGCCATCGAGCAAGCAGAGAAGCAAGAGCCTGTGGCGTGGATGGTTCGTGATTCTATTGATGGCTCTTGGTATCCGTGCGCTTTTGAAAACCCAGCAGGAGCAATTAAAGGTGAGAGTAAACCTCTATATGCCGTACCACAACAAGCAGAGAAACAAGAACCCATAGCTTGGATGGTTTACACGCTAGACGGTGCATCAGCATTTGTGACAGATAATCCAAATGATTTTACAGAATTGCACAGTTGTTTTGCACTCTACACCGCACCACCACGCAAAGAATGGGTCGGGCTGACGGA